AATCATCTAAAGACTCACCATCAGAACTGGGGGTACAATCGGACTCTACAGCAAAAGGCACTACCTTAACGCGACTAGCTGGGTAACCCTGCGCTATGCTATATTCTCTTTGCCATTTAGATGGAACCCATAATTCGTCGTATTCAAGAAGTGTTTTAAAAAAGTGAGCAGCGTATAAATCTGTCTCCCATACGGTGTAGGCAATTTTTGGCTTACTATACTTCTTAAGAAAGTGGTCGTGATCGTACTCATGAAACACGATATCTATGTCGTATTGGAAATCTTCTATTTCTTTCTTCCACTCAGGTGGGTGCTGTTTCTCGATATAATTGTCTTGAGGGTCCTTCAAGGTCACTTCAGAAATAATCTTTTTCTGGTGTTCAGTAAGGTAGTTGTGACGGTCATCGCACCACGTATAGTTGTCAACGCGCAGATCAACAATACTGCTTAATGCTGTGAACGTCCCGCGCGCGGAAGCGCTGAGGCCAGTGTGTCCGAGAAAAGGACAGTGCACTTTAATTTTTGGGACAAAAGAGGGGAACTCCTTTTTTTTATGAAAGGGTACCGGCGAATAATCGGGGGTCTTTTCCCAACAGTGAATAAAAGGGGTGGTATGTCTGCTTGGTTTATATAATTCTACAGTACCATGCTCTATATAGTTGGTAGACATGTCGGGCATAATATACCAGTCTCCGTTAAGCTGTTGGAGTTGAGGGATGATATCCTCTGAGCTGTAGATTTTTAAAGCCTCCTGTTTGCGCTGAAGTTCGTGGGGCCCTAATATTGAGGCAGATTTGCAAAAAATATAAAAATTATCACAATATTTTTTGACCGAATCAAAAACATTTTTATGCTGAATATGACCATACTCTCCGCATGGGTTGTGGGTAACTACTTTTTTCCATTGTTGGCTGTTGATTAAATGTTCTATTTTTTTATCTAATGAGTCAGAAGGAAATGCTTCCATAACCGAAGAGTTAAAACCCCACATCTCGTAGTCTTTAATCCCATAAAATGCCATCGCCTTATGGAAATCATCCTCACGATTATCGCTAGAAACACACACTATTTTCCAATCAGTGTCGCCATCTAACTCAGAGAACCCAAAGATAGTTTCGTCGTCAGGATGAGCGATAATCATTAATTGGGAAGAGAGAGGGGGAAAAGATCTGCCATGCAAAAATAAAAGTTGCTCTGGGGCAATGTCATAAGAACGTCTATCTTGATGAGTGTAAACCACATCAAATCCAGCGTCCGTGTACGTTTTCAGGTCTGGTTGAAGAAAATCATTATCTTCATCCTTAGAAACCCATGAAAGAGGTAAGTGTTGTGTAAAGCCATATTTCCACATCAAAATATTGTGGATTCTTTCTGATTCAAAAGACTTATCATCAATGAGGTCAACAAGCTCTTCCTTCAGACTCCGTAAGGAAAGCTCCAGCAACTCTGAGAAGAATGGCGCTGATTTTTTATCAAAAATAACAACCCCATGACCAATAGTAAAATCAATGGGATGATTGAAGGCAACCCCTCTAGGTTCAACACCAAAAACAGAGGCCGCTTCATCACCGTGCCCTTTTTGGATTGTGGTGCCATCTGGCTCTAGCCTAGAGTGAATAAGATTGTCGTGCTTATAGGTAATGCAAAGGGGGTAATCTTCTAATCTATCGAATTGCTCTCTAAAAAAGGGACGCAGGTCTTTCATTGCAACCATATCGGAATCCACCATAATAAATAAATCATTAGGATCCTGCTCGAGCGCATCTAAACACATAGAAACGCGGCAACTCATGACGCCTAAGTTACGACCGTTTTTTGATAGGGGCCATTTTCGCAACCGCCGAACTTCAGTGTTCGGGGGAATAAATTTTCCTTTAAAATGGGTATCATACCCATATAAAATAACATTATAACCAGAATGTTTTCTAATAGACTCTATACATATATTAGCATATTTTAAATACTCATCATCAGCGTGTACTAATACATTGACCTTTTGGGTTTTTGGGGCAAAGTTTTCTAAGTTCTTCAACGCAATGAGGGCGGCGTTTGCCCAAGTATACTTCGATCTAATCTCTACTGATTCCTTGAGAGCTCTGGTCTTAAGCGTAGCGTAATTGTCTATACAAAACCGCATCTTCTCTTTAAGACGTGTAAAATCCGGGGTAAAATAGTGGCCCGGCATCTCAGTGGTCCATTTGCTAGCAATACCACCATGGCCAATGCGTGCTTTCTCCTTCCCTAAGATAGGAATTGGAATACCCTTCCCAGATGCAAATTCTGTTTGGCCAGAGCAATCGCTATAGATGGATGGTACGCCGCATGCCATGGCTTCGATAAGGGGAATATTCCATCCTTCCGAACGCGCACAGGATAAAAAAACATGACTGCGCCGTAGAATATCGATATACTCGGGGCGAGAGGGAAAAGATTTTAATATAATATTTTTTATATTACCCCACCCCATTTTTTTAAACCTTTCTTCGGTGGATAGGCCATCTTCAGCATAATGGTTATCAATAGAGGCAATAAGCTGCACCTTAGGATTGTTTCCAAAAAGCTCAACAAAACATTCCAAAATTTCAGTAATTGATTTACGGTGGTCCCAGCGCCCTAACACACAAAATGTAAATATTGAATCATCCGGCACAATTGCATTATCGGGAAAACAATCAGGTTCTACCGCCTCAGGCACCACTTTAACACGATCGCACGGATAACCTTGCCCTATAGCGCATTCTTTTTGCCATTCAGATGGAACCCAAAGCTGGTCATATTCTAAAAGACGTTCAAAAAAATCATCATTCATCCGATCTGTCTCCCATACAGTATAGGCAATTTTTGGCTTCGTGTATTCGCGCCAGAAGTGTCGATGACAATGTTCGTGTAGTACAATGTCTACATCATACTTAAAGCTTTCAATTTCTTCTTTCCAGTCGGGAGGATACTGTTGCTCTCCGTCGGGAGCTCTTAAGGTCACCTCGGAAATAATACGTTTTTGATGGTCGGTAAGATAGTTATCAGTATCATCGCACCATGTGTAGTTGTCAACCCGCAAGTCAATTAACTCGCTTAAAGCAGTAAAAAAGCCTCGAGCATGGGCATTATACCCGGTACGACCTAAAAAGGGGCAGTGTGCTTTAATTTTCATTTAATGTTTTGAACTTCATAGGGGAGGGTTGCTAAGCAAGAAACACCTGAAGATACTATGTCGTGCCCGCTATCCCTCAGATAAGTTTGAATCCGTTTTTTTTGTTGTTCATTATACTCCAGTTCTTCCTTGTGGTGAGAAGGGTGATTTTCAAAAATAATAAAAGGCGGGAGCGGTTGCTTGAGAGCTCTTAGCAAATCCGCATCATATCCTTCAACATCTAAATGAAGCCAATCTAGTCGCTCTCCGCTGGATATGTAATTGCCAATTAAATCATTAATTGAACAAGAGGATCTTATAGAGCTTTTGATTTCCTGCGTTTCCCAGTCTCTTATGACTCTTTCTACAACAGAATTAGTGTAACCATTTCCTCCTTCGAAAAATTCTATATCTTGCCCTTCTGTGGTAATCAACTGGTTGACCAATTTAACGTTGGGGTACCTTTGATAATTGCGAACAAGGTTCGCAAATTGAGGTTGCGACGCCTCAACCAAGCAAGCATCAGTTAAATCCTCTTGTACTACAGGGGCCCATTCTCCAAATGCTCCATCATGGGTTCCTATCGCGATACCTTTAGGTTTTTTACCCTCACTGGTGAGACGCATGCAATAAAGATAAAGAGCCTGATAAAAAAAATCTCCATCCTCTAGAGGGTTCCATTTTTTTTGCATTATTATATTCCCGTTACGATCAGTTAAAACGGCGTTGTACATCTCAGTGTCATCGAAGGTCGCCCAAGAGTTGTCGCCAAGCTCGCAGCTCCACACCTTTTCGATACCACGGTACATAGCGAATTCCAAGGGCATAGCGCAATAATGGAACGCGTCGGCAGTGGTTACCTTGATCGCAGGATAGGTTCGCCAATCTTCGCCTTCGGGAAAATAGTGGTTGATTGATATTGGCTTTTTAGTTCCATTCATAGTGTTTAAGCAAATTCATATTTTTATCGTCCAGTTTTCCATGTAGACATTTAATACTGTCGAAATTCGAACGACTTGGGAAGCGGCTAAACTCATCGTAGAAAAACTCATCTTGAGGGGGTTTTCTTATTAAATTAAAAAATTCCGTAAGATCATGTCGCTTGTCTTCAGAAACCGGCAAATCAATATGAACTGCTCCCAAATCTTTATGATACTGGTTCGCCCACAACAAAGCGTTAGCAATGGACTCTTCGTGTGCTGGGGCATACTTCTTATAGTTCTTTGTTATATATTCGTCGTTACACACCTCAACCCATTTTTTTAAAAAAAGTTGGCATTTTTCGTTAAAAAGAAACAGACAGCCTTGGATATACCTCTCGGCCAAGACGCCGTTTCTGAGGCCCGCTTTGTCGTAATTTAAATAAGTAAATAAGTTTTGTTCATGGTCTTCGTCAACGTCCATGTGGTTCCAGAGTAATCCGGGCCAACAATGCTGCGCAAATAGGGGGTAATTTTCCAAAGAATTAAATTTATTAAATATAGAATCTATATTCGGAAGGGGAATAATGTCAGAGTCAAGATAACAAAAATTAGCCCCCTCAAAAAGACTTAAAACAAATTGACAGATAGTGGGTTTCACAAACATAAAAGGTAAGTTCCTCCCGTATTCTATAGTACTGTCTACGCTCACGTTTGTATTATAAGTAACAGGGATCACGTTAGCAAAGGGAGATTTATAATAAAAATCTAACGTAACGTATATAACCTGATGACAAGAGTGTTTTTCTAAAAAATAAAATAACTTTTCAGCGTTTTTAGCATATTTCTTATCCGAATGAACAACAAAATAATTCATATCTTATTTAAATTTAAAATTAGATCAATTTTTTCGATCACCATCTCGGGCGTTATTTGTCTGCTACATTCGAAATCTTTCTTTTCAGGGCACCAATACCAATCGTTCGCTACCATCTCATGTTTGTCCCAACACGCATGGCAGACGTTTTTGTTTTGTACTAGGTAAGGGTTTTCAAAATGATATCTTTCACTAATTGGTCCCACCACCATTACCACAGGCTTATTGAGCGCCCACGCAAGCCACGAAAGACCTCCGCTCAACCCCATAAAAAATAACGATTTATTGATATAGTTCGCTACTGCGCGAAGAGAAAGACCAGTTTTATTTTTTGATGCTGATGGAATAGGGGTATAAGCAGGAATGTCTCCTCGAGGTACACCACCTCCAAATTGTATATCTTGGTCTAGACTAACAACATCAATTCTCCGCTGCTTTAAATAAGAGATAACCCTGTTCCATCCCCCCTTGAGAGTCCAAAATCGTTGCTGCATTGTGGATAGAGAGGCCATCGAAACCGTGGGGCGTCTGAGTTTTATACTTTTAGGTTTAAACTTAAGGATAGGTTTTATTTCCTCTACTTCCTCGAATCCCAAAATTTCAGAAGCCATTTGAATCAGCCCTCCTTCTTTAATGTCTTTCACTTCATTCGTAAGATGAGGGGGCCTATCCCAACCGTGATAGTCTATCACAAAAGAGTAATCATAAGTGTCTTGGATTAGTGGGCTATTCTTTGGATATATGTTAATGTTCTCTCCCCCAAAAATATCATTAAATCTACAAAAAACATCAACTTGATTCCCTGTAGCTTTTTTGTACCTCTCCACTTGCCCCATCCATCCAATGGTGTCGCCAAGGCCATTTGCTTTAAAAAAAATTTTAGTCTTCATAGTGTTTTTCCTCTACAAGCATCGAACCTGTGAGCACATTGATTTCTTTTTTGATGCGGGCTCTTTTGTCATTGGTTTTGTAAACAGAGCGAGCTAATTGGATAAAACCTTTATCAAACTCATCGTTAAATTCTTTTGATCTAATTTTATGTTCAATAGACCATAATTTCAAGTTAATATGACGTAACTCGTTATACAAACCCTCAGGAAAGGTTTTGTTGTTGGTCAAAAGGATTTTTGTGCTTACTGTTTTTAAGAGATCGTATTCTTTTTGGACATTAGCTTTTTGCGATTCATCTTCCATAAAATGAAGCTTCAGCTCAAGGATAGATAGTTTATCTAAAATTTCTCCGTTTGATACTTCTATTTTCATAGTAAACGATCTATTTGTTTTTTAACCATTTCAAAGGTTATTTCTTTGCTGCATTCAAAATGACGAGAAGTATCTTTGTGGCGAGGGCACCACATCCAGTCACCTTTATCAAAAGGGTGATCAGGGTCACCCCAGCAAGAATTGCAAACATTTTGATTAATAACTCGGTAAGGGGTATAAAATTCAGCAGATGGTGGCGAAAAGCCAGAAATTAATACTACCGGCTTTTCAAGGGCCCACGCAAGCCACGAAAGGCCTGATCCTAGTCCAATAAAAAAATCACAAAAATATAAGTCATTGATACGATCAGTCAAAGGAATCTCAGGATCATTATTCTCTTTAAAATTGTTTTTTCTTATGGCGTTATCTGGAGTATGGTTCCACTGGCCTTTCACACCAAAACAAGCGTCTCGGTCTATACATACTACCTCGTAGCCTAAGACTTTGAGGTAATCAACCGTTTGCTTCCACCCACTAGGGTTATTCCAGTATTTGCATTGGGCCGTAGATTGGGTTGCAATACAAACATACTTTTTATTAAAATTATTTTTTAAGTTAGTGGGTAGCGTTATTTTAGGTTTAATTTCTCTATAAGGAAGCCCGAGTTGATCGGTGGCTATCTGAATAACAGGTTTCGTGGTGTCATTTGGCGTGTGGCACCCTATAGAAATGCCTTTTATTCCGTCAGGAACTTCAGAAGCAAAATTCAATAAAGGGTAGGCCCCATCAAAAAGACAACGTAAACGTGGAGAGACGTGAACATCCACATCGCATTGGTGAAGGCGCCTAAATTCCTCTACTTGAGGTGTCCACGCCAAATTATCCCCAAGCGAATTAGACGCAAGATGAATAAAAACCCGTTTAATGTTTACCCTTTATTTTTGAGGGCCACTAAATAATTTTCGAGCTCTTCCTCTGGCTCGCCTTCTCCTTTGCGAAAATAGAGCACCCCTTTCGAGCGCTGTGCACAATGGCGAGCCCAAGCACGGGCCTTGGTTTTTCCTAGTTGCTGGCTATAGCCACTCATATAGGTGCCACGCTTATCTCTTACAATATAAGAGCCACTTTCCGAAGACATGTCGTCGTTCATTTGTTTTTTAAGAGACTTGGATTAAAATATCGTGAATCATATGACGTGTCTTATAGTCTAAAACACGCCCTTCGTCATCTTTAGGCAAATCATCTACCACTTGAGTGAATTCAAGACCTAACACATGAGTCATACATTTAATTTTTCTAAAAATACCAATCTCTTTATACTTTAAAATACTCCATAAAGTATCAAGCTGTTCAGAGTTGGCTGATTCAATAGCGCTAACCAGCGTAGCTGGAGCTTCCGTTACGGTTTCTAGTATAGTACTCATTCGTATATATAAAAATTTTAATTCAAAAAAAGAAAAAGTCAACCTCTTATTCTGATATAACTAAAAAAAGGTGGGTGTTTGTTTGAACGTGTCTCATTTTGGAAGTCAGGTCGTCTAACAAATGTGATTTTTTTGAAAATAAATATTTAGGGTTTATTGGGGTTTGGTGAATATGGTGGTCAATAATGCTAGACATAAAATCATCTAAAGCGATGATACAGTCATCGGAAGATACCTCCTTGTCAAGCTGGAGAATAAAATGATGCACATTTATTCATAAATCCCTTCAGTGTACTTGCATAAACTCACGCCAAACTCTTTCGCTAACTCAAAAGCAAACTCGTCTTTGTCATACTCTTCATCATAGCACACAATCTTAATACCGTAAGATGCGATAGCTTGTACGCAATACCTACACGGAGACAAACAACAGGCTAATATGTAGCCCTCTTGTGGTTTGATGTAGCGCAACGCATTAATTTCCGCATGAATAACTCTCTTGCGACGCTCATCTCGGTCGCCCCAGTTAATTTTTACGCCAGAGGGGACTCCATTGTAGCCCAAGGATGCGATAGAGTGATCTTTTCGAAGGATCGTTGCCCCGACCTTGACAAAGGGATCTTCGCTACGAGTAGCGGCCACCTTAGCAAGGTCAAGGGCATATCGAACCCAATCTATTCTCTTACTCGCCACTTTTGAAAAGCTTAAAAAGATTATTTAAATCCTCTACTACCATTGTAGAGGTTCTTTGAATAGCACAATCAATATCATCCATTGGGGGATTTACTTCGCCGAGTTTGCTATATTTTTGTATAAGTTCTTTAAAGAGCTTATACGTCTCTGTTGGTTTGGTTCTTTCGAACTCGCTGACAGAATTAGACATTGTTATGTAGTTGCTAACTGTTCTTGTATTTTTTCTAAGTCGAGAATAGCCTCGTTTACCGCATAAATGTATTCCTCTTTATCTTCATCGCTCTCAAAACTGGGAGCGTAGGAAACTAGAGTGTCAGATATCTCTGCTATCTTTTCTGATAAGAGGGAGTTTGTCATTTTACTTCAACAGGGCGGGAATTTCTTCGTTGTTCTCGTTGGTCGAAGCGGTTGCGGAAGCCGCGGTGTCGGCTTGGTTCATGTCCTTGGATTCATAAATAATGAAATCCGGAGCATTTTCGCTGGTCTTGTTCTTGTTGGCAAAAACAATCACTTTGTTTTTTACTTCCTGTCCCATGTCGTCTAGGCTTTTGATGACACCAGTCAGGTAGTTCTGGTTCTTGCCTTGCTTCTTCCAAAGAGCTCCGCGCTCGCGGTTCTTCCATTCGGATTCCTTAGTATTATTACTCATATTATCGTAATGTTTTTTGTTTGCTAGTGTTGTGTAAAATTCTATCTTCTATAAGAAGTATAACGTCTTGGTTCAGTTTGTCAAGCCAAATCGGAGATACTCTTGTGAATTGGGGGCGCTTTTCTTCGCATACCTTAAGGGCAACCTTTTGGGTTGATGTTCTGTTTATTACATTGATTGACATAGTATATAGTCCACTATTGTTTGAATTTGTTTTGAAAAAATTTTTTCGTTCACGAGAATTGAAGTTTTATCTCCAAATCGGGCCATCATCATCGTCTTCGTTACTTTTCTGGCACATGGTCCACAAAGCGATACCGGACGCAAGTAAAATAAAAAATAAATACATTAGTCTATGATCCCTAAGATTTTAACTACTTCGCGCTTAGGAATGTCATCCCAACTTTCCCAGTCGGCAACTTTTTCGTTTTGATATTGTTTATTTTTCCATAGACCTCGTAAAATATCTTTAAAGGTAGAAAAATCTTCCTCTCCAAGATCTACTTTTTCCATCAATAAGTTAATAGGGGACAGCTTGTCTGGTCGCTTAGGCTCTTGGGTCGCAGGAGGGACAGTATTACTTTGAGAGCTGTCTATCTCGTCGGCCCCTACAATATGAACATTTAAAAAATTGCGAACACAGCGCACGAAAGCGCGATTAGCCGCTATAGTTTCTAGAAATTTTTGAGCAAAGCTACTAGTATTTTCGGTTGTTGCGTTTGCAATGTCCTCAAATGCTACTCGACTATTAAAATAATCCTCGTCCCCCTCTTTAAGGGAGTAATACATGCCTGACTCAAAATTTGGTATCCAATGTATGCGACACTTCACTGCGACATGATCTTTCTCGCATTTAATAACTTCATAACGAACTCCATCAAACCCTCGCAACTTAGCTAGTTCTTTAATACCTGACAGTTTGATAAGTAATTGGTGATCAGCTAACCCTTCTGAGGAACGAGGCATTGGTTCTCCACGCGATTCAAACCACCCTTTATTTGGGTAAAGATGCTTTGGGTCAATCATGGCGCGCCAGTCCACTGAACTGTCGTCGTTGAATGTATAGTCTACCCCTTCAAGAAGCCCATCTTCGTTTCGCTTGTATGTCATATATTGTTAAAGAGTCTGTAGTGATCTAATTCTTTCCAAAAGTCTTCTGTATCATACACTACTTCGGGCTCTCCTGTCAAGACATTTTTTTGTTTTTTTGCCTCAAGGCATGAGTACCTTTGTCCGTCACTAAGTAAAATTTTGCCAGACAAGAACTTTGTGTTTTTGTTAAATTTATTTAAAGACTCATCAAGGTCTTTTTTAGACTTAAAAATACTCTCTTCTATATCAAAATCAAATAAGTTAAACCTAAAATCACTTAACCTCGCTTTATCTTCGCAAAAAATCTCTGATTTAATTCCTAGAGCCACCACTGATTTTAGGTACTCTTCTGAAAAAGAATCATTAATGTTAACTGTAAGTTGAACAATGTTTTGTTTAAAATATTTTAATAAATTTAAATTAATAGGTCGATCTACTAACAGGTTAACTGTTCTTCCTTGAAGCCAGTGTACAATACGTTCTTCGTCAAAATGATAATCGGCACGCAAGTTGATTGCTCTACCTTGTAAAAAATCAGGAGGCGAAATATGGTCCGGGATAACTTCAACTACTTTAATTGGATAATGATCCCCTATGTAAATAGTTTCGTCGGCGATGGGGTGGTCAATTTTAAGTTTTTCTAAAATCAAAGCAGCAATCTTTTCTGGCTTAATAAAATTAATAGTTTTAGGATTTTCTTCTATACCGTAAGAAGGAAGGTTGCCGCACCGGTCGCTCTCTAATGAAGAATGAGACTTGCCCCAAAGAGGGGCTGTACAGGCAGCAGGGTAAGCGGAATAAAGTCCCAAACTAGGAACCCCAAAAGCCGCCGCATAGTGAGCTGAAAGATTATCTCCTGAAACGACCAAAAGAGAATTTTTAATAAGATAAGCCTCTTGTTTTTTTGTCAGACTAATAAAAGGTTGGGTTCCGGCAACAATTTCACTTTCTGAATTATTGAAAGCGTATATTTTGATATTAGCCTTTTTAAGGCTGCTATTAATATAGGCTAACACGTCAGGAAAAACCTCATAAATGTTGCTGGGGTATTTATTGCGTAAATCCAATATAATATATTCTTCGTCCCGAAGAGGAAAATACGACGAAGCGGCAGCCGGGTGGGATATTTTTACGCCACAATTTATACTGTATTTTTCTAGAACATTCATGCTAAGTCAAATTGAAGCTTGTCTCGACCATGGCGGGTATAATTTAAAGCTCGTTTAGTTTCAAGCCAAGGCAGAAAAGCCATATCAAACAAACCCTTTTCATCTGCCTTTCCTTCAAAATATAAACAATCATCCATTTCGTTATAAAACTCACACAGCTTATAGACATCAGTGCTTTCGTCCACTAACGGAAAATGTTTTCTTTGAGTGAAGAAATATATGTCATGATCCGGGTAAAGTTGTTTGAGGGACTTAATAACACTTAAGCTCATAAAGACATCTTCCTCGTGGTCCGGCATCACATAGGCAATTCTTTTATTGGGGCGACTAGAATCTATCTCTTCTTTTAAAGATTTTTTAAAAAGATCGGCGTTTTCTTTTTTAGCTGTTTGGACAAAGAAATTTAAAATGTCGGCTCTAGCTTTACCTTTAACAAATTCGTTCATCCAATACTTGTAACCATTATCTGTTTCGTCTATATCCATGCGCAGCATGTTTTTATAAAGGCCTAAAAGCCATTTTGAATTGTTGGGTTCCTCCGGAGGCTGATAGTCTGGGTTTCTTTTTTCAAGCTTCACGGCTTGCAAGTCAATTTCGCTCCAGTCTATCAGGGGCAACTCGTCGAACAAGTCTTCAAAAAATTTACCTACTACCTCAATAGAGTAATTATCAATTACAAATTGTCGAGCCTCTTTCCCTTTGGCTGCGCGCTCTGCGGGGCTCATTTTATAAACTCGAACAAGTTGCTCAAAAATAGAACGAGCAGAAGTGGAAGCTTTAATAAATTGGGTGCCGGGCTCCCGATATTCGGCCCACTCCAAAGGAAATCCCCCGCTATCAGGGGTACAGCAGTCTTCTCCGCAAGAGTAATTAGTGACCAAAGTAATCAACTCTGATAACTTCGCTTCTTGGATAGGGATTTCTTGCCCTCCGCTAGTAAAAGGGTGGCAATAAACGTCCATTAAATTATAGACCTCATTCAACTGTTTTTCTGAAACACCGACTTTAATATTGGTTGTATGCAGGGAACCTTTTGTGTTGCATCCAGCACAGTCTTGTGCTTGGCCGTTATGGCTGCGCACAAAATACTGATGACATTTGCCGCATATATAAGTGGTAACAATATCGTCTTTATCTAATTGCTTTTCTTTGATTAAGGTAGGTATGTCCCATCCTTCGGCCCAATGGGTGTGTAGTAAAAGTTTAGGACTAGATTCTGGATGGGCTGCTTTAAATGTTTTAAAGCCTTCTAGGAGATTGGGAACGCTTTTTCGAAGCTGGTTTCTGAACACAAAGCCAATCACAAAATTTTTAGAAAGCCCATGATCCTCCCTTAGGCGCTCGCGCTCCTTGTCGTCTATTTTAAAAAAATGATTAGTCTCAAGAGAGCCTCTCACTGTTTTGATGTGCTTATGCCCTACCCTCTCGAGTTCGCGCTGGGCAAATGACGCCCATACAAAATAATGTTTTATTTTAGGTGCAGCTTGGATAGATTCGGGCAAAAGAGGGACGCTGTCTAAAGTGGTATGAATCATGCAATGCATTTTGTTCCACCATGGACGCGAAGTAAATCCACTAAAGGCCCAAATATCCTCTATGCCTAAATAAACATCAGGTTTCTCTTCCTCAATTATTTCATTAATTAATTCGTGCCCGTAACCTGCGTTGCGCTGCCTATTCGGGTCTTTGCCAATCTCCATTAAAAGTTTTTGGTTAGAAGGAAGGGTGCCAATAGCTTTCCAAGGCATATTGGAGACTTGGTCTTTATGCTTCGCATTAGAAGCCTCTACTATTTCATATTTGCCAGTACGGTGCAAATACTTTAAAAGATTTTTCTTGTGTTTGCCAAACCCTGTAAACGCCTTGCAGTGGTTGCTGTGAATCAGGATTTTCTTTTTTCTTTCAGCCATAAAAGTTAGGGATTATAAAAAAACACACCCACAATTCAACTTGTAGGTGCGCTTAAATGGAACGATATATAATTATTTGGAATAATCAAACAACTGTTCAGGGGCTTTAATACCTCCTATAATAGTGTAAACCACAAGCCCCTTTTTAGGAGTATGGTAAATGCCGCGGTGGACTGTCGAACCAGACCCCAAAAGACGACTAAGCTGCTCAAAGCCATGTTCTAGGCTCTCCTGCGCCGTATTGTCGAGGGTCTTGCGATCTCCGATTACAACGCATGCGGCTACATCTCCTGTGGATACTTCAATGTTCGCCAGAATATTCTTCTTAAGGTTGTCACGAACTGCATAACTGATATCGGTTTCCTCTATACCGTCGTCCCCTTTTGAAACAGGGACTGCCCCAAAAGAGATAATGCCTGATGAAAAAATAGTATCCAAGTCTGCTTTGTCAAAAGCTGTATATTGGGAATCTTGGCATGCTATTTTATTAAATAAATGAAATAAAGAGCAGATACTTGTATTAGCGGTACTCCAAAACTGATTGACTGACAATTTAGGATAAATTTGTTTGATACGCTCGTTATCTAAAATGACAAGGGGGGATAAAGTGCCCGCTTGAGACTGTTTGATTAGTATGTCTGCTGTTTGTTTGGCGTTTTGTTGTACGCGCGAGCCCTCTGCTCGAGTAGGAAGAGCTACTACAGCACCTACGCGAGCATCAGCATCAGAGGATTCTATGTTATAGCTTTGGCAAAGATCATGCACTATTTCTACTGCAACAGGACCTCCCCCGGCTCCCGTTCCGCCACCTGCACCAATGCACACCAAAGCTCTATCGAACCCACCTTTGAAAGTACGCTTTAAAAAATCAAGGATATCTTCCCGGTTCTCTTGAAAAATATCTTCAGCTACCTTACGATCTTTTCCGGCCCCTTCTCCCCCTATTAGAAGCTTATTTTCTCGAGGAACCTTGATTGATTTTAGGTCTTGGGCAGCGGTATTGATAACCGCTACACGCCTATATCCTAGCTTCCAGAATGTCTCTGCTAACCGAGAGCCTCCTTGACCCACCCCTACGACTGCAAATTTATAAGCTGAATCAAACTTATCCTCTATATTAGCCTCTGGAGGCCCTTCTGAGGGCAGCGGAATATCAGGGATATCTACCCCTAGGTCATCATCTGAAAACGCCTCAGCCTCAAAGCTGGCCTCGTCTGTGGCCTCGTCTGTGGCCTCGTCTATAAACTCTTCTTGGGGAGAGGGCGAAAGCTCGTCTACACCATCTGGTAAATTTTCTAGGTTGCTCATGTTTTTTTTATTTTCTTCTTCCATGTATTCCCTTAAGTTGGGCATTGTAATTTACACTTAAAACGGAGCATCATCATCCTCTTCTTCCTCTACTGGTGGCTTTTTAGGCTTGGGGGCAGAGGTTTTCTTGGGGGATGGGCGATGGCCGTCAGCGGTGTTATCCGAGCTAGAAAACTCTCTATTTTGAAACAAAACATCAAAATATTTATAGATTAATCGCTTGATAGCCTCTACTTCTCCGGGCTCTAGCGGTAATCTAAAAGTTTGATTCCCGTTTCGTGTCACTGAAAAGCCAAAGGCCGGAACCACAAAAGAGTCGTCGCCATCCTTGTTTTTAACAGTACGTTTCTTATCCCATGGCGCAAGCTTGATGATGGTTTTGTTATCGTTAAAAGAATGAAACGCATTCCATGAATAACGCCCTTCAAAGGCTGACAGCATTTCACCAAGCTCAAACTCGTTTAGCTTAAAGCTAATATTTTTATCAGGATCTTCTCTGTTCTGAACAAATGAACCAGTCTTTGTCTTGTCGTTCCAACTATGTTGCTGGATAGCGTTCACATAAAAAGTAACGTCTTTTTTGGTGGATATTTGAAAGTTAAAAGCGTTGCCGGTTTTCTTTGCGTTGGGCTTATAAATAGCTACATTCATTGTGTCAGATTATAGTATAAAGCACACCTTATTCAACAAAAAAGCCACACTAAAAGTGTGGCTAAAATGAAAACAAATTTTTTATACAAAAACAGGTTAAGGGCCGGTGGGACCACCTACATTGCCAGAAGATCCGTCTCCTGCAGGGCCAGTAGCATCACTAGGGCCAGTAGCATCACTAGGGCCAGTAGCATCAGGGCTCTGGTAATCACTACCATCTCCCACGGAAGAGCCAGCTTCACCAGCAGAGCCAGCTTCATGGAAAGCAGCTACATCTTTTTTGATGTTTTCTAGGGTGGGTTCATCGGCGCTATCCACAAGCTCACCTGCGCGAGCTACGCACGCATCACGAATAACATTTAGACACTCGCCCAAGGTCACTCGATTGATTAGCAAGTTTGCAAAATCAGTCTTCAGTTCCCCGACTGTGCCTGTTCCTACGTTCCCGCTAGAAGATGCGGGTCCGGTCGCTTCAGTACTTAAGTTCGAACTCATATAAAAATAGTATAGAGAAAAGAAAGAATGTCAAGTAAAAATTATATAATACCTAGAATATCTCCTTGGCGCACATCATCCCAACTAGCTGTACCTTTACTTTTTTTACGACGCTCAAATTGACTATTACAAACAGCCGCGCGCTGCTTGGGGTCCTTGAATTCCGCGTTCATCATCTCGTCACTCATACAACGAGATATAAACTTATCGCGAGGTTCGTCAGTTCGCTTTGTTGGCAGTGGCATTACTGAATGTAATACCAAATAGTACCAACTGTAGCCCCGCTAACAGCCCCTGTCACCAAAAAGGGATTATTGGAAAAATTAACGTTTCCGGGTACACAAGCCACACCGTTAGCTGTAAAATTAGCGGTAGCAGCGACAATATAAATATTTCTTTTTGTGACGACTCCAAAACCATCGGTATTAGAGCCCGGGTCAGCAATAGTTGTCGCACTGTTAACTTGACATGGTGTAGTGTTAGCTGCCATGATTAATGTCTATGACTAGGGAGGGGGCGTGGTGCCGCAGCTGCCGCATCTCTATCGTCACTTATGATAGGGCCACTAGTTTCTCCGGCTGCACCGCTTGAATCTGGGCCTGTTGCGTCAGGAGCCGGACCAGTAGAGCCACTGCCATCTCCTACACAAGAACCTGAATCTGGGCCTGTTGCGTCTGGACTATCAACCGGACCTGTGGCCTCGGGTCCAGAAGGTGAATTACCACTTGTTCCTGCAGACATAATTAACCTTCCTTGGGTGCTTCAGCGCCCTTTTTGGCCTCAGATGTAACCCCTTGGCGTAAAAATACTACCATCAATGCTGCGAAAACGGCCTGTATTGTAACCGTCAGATCGACCTCTCCAGCGAAATATGCGCCGAGAGCCGTCAAAACCGCTGCGCCAGCGGTAAAATAAGTCTTTTTGCCTTTTAGAGCTTCCATAATTAATAATATTATACACTCTAAATCAAAATTTTACATCAATTTTGTCCTGCTTTTTATTATAGCGGACCGAATAGTTTTTTATGTGAGGGTTTTTAATAAATTTTAAAGAAAGTTTGTCGGTAATCTTATTTTGAACTACTCTCTTGATGAGGCGAGCGCCAAAAGACGAATCCCCAATATCATTTACAATAAAATCCTCAATATTCGAATCAAAGTCTAAATTAATGCCACTTTTGGTGGCGTTCTCCACAAGATGTTGAAGTTCGTGGCGAACAATAGCCTTCAGGCTGGAATCAGACAGGTCTTTGAAAAAGATAATATCATCAAATCGATTGATAAGTTCAAGAGGCAAAACTTTTTTAAGCTCTTGGCGAGCGTCACTTACGCGGCTTTGCGCGGTAGAATCTGCAAAACCAAGAGATTCTTTTTGCATAAGTTTCTGAGAGCCAATATTACCAGTAATAATAATGATGCTATTTCGAAAGTTGGCGTCTCTTCCTTGTGAATCGTGAAGGCGCCCCTCCTCGAGGATTTGAAGTAAAATTTGGTGCACTTTGGGGTGAGCTTTTTCTATCTCATCAAAAAGAACCACTGAATTTGGGTTCTGAGAAATTTTTTCTACTAAAACGCCCCCTTGGTCAAAGCCCACATACCCGGGACTAGAGCCTATCAGCTTAGACACACTAGCACTTTCAGAAAACTCAGACATGTCAAGGTGAATAAAATTATTTTTATTTTTAAAAAAATATTTGGCCAGACATTTTGCAACATAGGTTTTGCCAACGCCGGTAGGGCCAAGAAACATTAGATTACCAATGGGGCGCGCGGTGTCTCGAAGCCCGCTTTTATGTCGTAAAAGACAACGTGAAATAGAGCTAATAGCTTCTGGCTGTCCAACTACCAGTTTTTTAAGCTGATTTTCAAGACCGATATATTTTTGAGACACAGATTGTCCAAAATCGTGAGCTGGAATACCTGTTTTGCGGGAAAGTATTTCAAAAAGATCGCGTTTTGAAACCTTGTACCTTTTATGAGATAGTTGGTCGCTCCATTTGGCGGCATCAGACTTAATCTTTTCAAAAAGCATATTCTGTTCTTCTTCAGAATTTTTGTTTTCTGTCAGATTGGAAATAAACTTCGCCTCAAGGTCTCGTAGGGATCGTGGTTTTTTAATTTTTTTTATCTTAACATGGCTGCATATAAGATCAAGTAAATCAATAGCCTTGTCGGGGAACTGGCTCTGTGGTAAAAACTCCTCCGCATAGTTAACTATATCCTGCAATATCTCAGAAGTGATTGAAACATAGTGAAAAGATTCGTAAATTTTCTTTTTTTGGTCTAAAATCTTTAAAGTTTCCTCTTTGGTTGGTTCTTCGACTATGACTTGGTCAAAGCGACGGTGCAGGGCTTTGTCTTTGAAAAGTTTTTTACGATATTCGGTGTAAGTAGTGGCCCCGATTACTGTAATGTCTCCACTAGACAGAGCAGGTTTAAGGATATTGGCAGCATCTAAAGACCCTTCAGCGTCTCCGGCCCCAATAAGAGTATGAATCTCGTCGATAAATAAAATCACATTTGAATGCTTGGCCTCTTCTATAATTTTATTCAAACGATCCTCAAACTCTCCTCGGTATTTAGTTCCAGCTACAATAGTATTTAAATCTAAACTAAAAATAATTTTATTTTGCAAAAACAAAGGTGCTTCACCGCTCACAATGCGCTGAACTAAACCCTCAACAATAGAAGTTTTTCCAACACCTGCCTCTCCCAACAAGATAACGCTATTTTTTTTACGGCGATTTAAAATATCTTCCACCTTTGCGGTTTCTTCCTCTCTGCCGAAAACGGGATCAGTTTTACCTTGAAGTGTTTTTTCGGTTAAATTATTAGCATATTTTTCTAAGACTTTAAAGTCTGATTTCCCTTCTGTAAAGGGCGATGGCGCCCCTGTAGAAGAGGGGGCTGTAGGAAGCTGAGCGTCTGAAAGATAAGTAACGATCTCCGTAAAAAGCTCTGTAGTGTTAAAAGAAAATAAAGCATGAAGCTTAGAGGGCCATTTCTCGAAATTATCTAAAATAGATAAAAAAATGTGATCCACGCTTACCCAAGGATGGCCAAATTCAGATGCTATTTCGGTAGACTGTTTTAAAATAGATACTATAAGGGGAGAGAGCTTTATCTCAACAGGTTCAACCTTATGATTGGGAAGCGTAGATAATATTTCATTATACAAAACATGTCGTAATTGATCTAAATCAAGCCCAAGATCAATTGCAATACTAAGAGACTTAGCTTGTTTAAGGTCAAAAAAAGCAGCGAATAAATGGGGCAACAAAATCTCATCATGCCGAAAAGCTAGCGCAATACGCTTTGTTGCCTGAAGCAACTTTTGTGATCGAGGGGTAAAATTAATATCTTCTGTAATCATTTTATATCTGACAGTTTCATGTAAATACGTCCATCTAAAACATTCATATCGTCTACAAAAACAATATCTTCTGATTTCTTTCCTACAATAGTGACAATATTGTCTTTTTCGGGTGCCCCTTTACCTTCTAAATATTTTTCCAGCTTGGGGTCAAAAAACATACAATCAATACGCCCAAGTTCATCTGCCATTGTAAGACGAATGTAACGGTTGTTGTTTCTGCTAACCAAACGCCGACTACAATCTTTTACTACTCCTACAAATTTTACACCTTCGTTGGTATCTGTAGAACACACTTCGTAACAATTCATTAAATTGCCGGTTTCGTTCTTGAAGACATCTCGGAGCGTATGAGTGTAAGAATAGCCTAATAGTTGGTTTTCAAAATACCAATTAGCAAATTTTTCAAAACTTTTATTCTTATCGTATATGTGTTTGTAGGGTCTGTATTTTTTAAGAAAGGTTTGGGTGCGGCTCTCTTTCATGATTGGTTTGTTGTCGTCCCCTACGCCTTTGTTTTTGAGGACCTCTGTGCCCAATATGTTTAAAACATCATAATTATATTTAGGTCCAAGAGCTATGAAATTTCTTTTTTCTCTATCAGTTAAAATATTAAATGCTTGAGCTTCAAGCGCCATGCGGCTGCGGCTATTGCCGAAAGAGCTAAGTGCTCCGGCCTGTATTAGCGATGACAACACCCCTATGTTAATTTTGGCGTCTTTAGCGGCTAGAAAAACATCAAACTTATTAGAAATCTCCGAAGCTCTAAAGTCAACAATGGACTGTAAGCTTTTTTCGCTAACACCTTTAATACAATTAAGCCCATAACGAATATCTTTGCCTTCTACTGTAAAGTCCATTTCTGATTTTGCCAAATCGGGAGGTAGGAGCTTCATGTTAAAGTAGTTTAACTCTCGAGCTATTCTGTTGACTTGGTCAAAAGGATCAGCCTCGTGTTTCGCCATTTTAAGCAAAGCAATATAAAAATATTGAGGATAATTGAACTTTAGATAAGTTGTCCATGCGGAAAGGATGGCATAACTAATAGAATGAGATTTGTTAAAAGAATAATTAGCGCTATCTTCTGCTACCTGCCATAGGACATCAGCGATCTCTGTTCCGCGAAGGCCTGTCCATGCGTTCGTTAAACGGTTTTCTTCTACCTTCTGGTGAATCTTGGACTGCCATTCGGGCATCTGGTCCACTTTCTTTTTTCCAACAATGCGGCGCAATTGCTCAGCTTCATCCAACGTAAACCCTACTTTCACCGCCATTTGCATGAGTTGCTCTTGATAAAGAGGAATACCTCCGGTAGAGTCTAGAATATCAGCAAATTCAGGATGAACTAGATCTGGGGTACCTGTGCGAATATAGTTGGCGTACTGATCTTTGAATTCGAGAGCGCCCGGTCTCGCTATAGCGATCACAGCCGAAACTTCCTCTAGGTTGCGAGGTTTAATTTTTTTGCAAACACCAAAATTGGTATCCGCCTCAATTTGAAAAAGCCCTTGTGGGCATTCAAGGTTTTGTAGATGCTTGTAGAGCTTTTTTTGGCTCAGGTCGATGCTCTCTAAGTTTATTTGAGCAAGGCGTGACGCCTCTTTTAGAACGGTTAAAGTTTTCAAGCCTAATATGTCAAACTTAACTGTAAGCTCAGAAATCCAATTCATGTCATAACAAGAGGTCAGCTCTCCTTCTTTAGTTTTTTGGAGCGGGCAAATATCAGTTAAACGGTCATGGGAAATTGCAATACCTGACGCATGAATACCTGTGTTCTTAATAAGGCCTTCTAGTTTGCGAGCTATCTCGTAAACTTTGATGTTTTCCTCGCACCACTCGTCGAAAAGCTCACTTTCTTGGCGCGCCTCAGACAAAGGGGAAACCTTACCAAATTTAACAGGAATCAAATCGCTTAACTCGTTAACCTCTTGCTCTGTGTAAAGACCAACAATTTTGCCGGTCTCCTTGATGCAAAGCTTACCGCTTAAGCTAACCAAATTTAAAATTCGGCATGTACGAGAAGGGTGTTTACGTTTGATGTATTCAATCACCTCGCTTCGTCGATCATAAGCGATATCATTGTCAACATCAGCCAATAAAGATCCGTCAAGATAAGTTATACCGTCTTTCTCTATTTTGCGAGCACGGCTTTTAGAAACAAATCTCTCGAAGAAAAGATTGTACTTAATCGGATCTACTTTTGTAACCTTGAGCAAATAAAGTATTAGGGAACCTGCGGCTGATCCGCGGCCGGGACCAGTCGGTATATCATGTTCGTGACAATAGTTTAAAATATCCCAATTAAGCAAAATATAATCAATAAATCCGAGCTCGTCTAATATTTTCAGCTCTTCTCCTGCTCTGTCGTAATATCGATCTTTGTTGGGGTATTTATTGATGCCCATCTCTTTAATACTCTCCCAACAAAGCTTCTTTAGGAATCTTAGATTATCGACTTCTTCGTCGAGACCAAGTTTTTTGTAAAACTTTTTATCGATTTTAATCTTAGGGAGAAGAACCCCAGCTGGGGCACACTTATCGTATTTGGTAAACTTATCTGCAAACATTATATTTCGACCTCCCATATGAGTTTGTTAAAAATTTTAAATGTCATTCCGATATCGTAACGAGCGTCATGGAGCTTACTTTCGTCAAATTTAATATCATAGTCTTTAAGTAATTGTTTTTGGTTAGTTTTTAGCCCTCTTTTGCGAAACTCATTCAGCTTATATTGCCAATTAATCAATGGTTCGCTTTTGCTTTTTTTAATTTTTTCTTTGGCGGCTTTCGCGATGCAGTTTGTATCGATAATTCTGTCTACGTAGGAGAAGTCTGACTTGAGTTTGAGTAATTTACGATAAATATTGTGGATATAAACATCAAACCCTAATAAATTATGGCCAAGAACCAAATAAGAAGGGTCGTAAAGATATTTTTCAAATTCCTGAAGGATGGCTGCTGCATCTGTAGCATTTTTTTCATAATGGCGACGATTAAAACGGCAAATCTTGGCTGCTTCGGGGCTAATGTTTAAAACAGGCCACTTAATTAATCGATCAAAACTTTTTATGAGCTTCTTCCCTTGGAAAATGCCATACCCTAATTGCCATGGCTTATTGTCTGAGTTCAAAAGATTTAGATGGCACGTCTCAAAATCAAAACACAAATACTTTTGGTTTTTTTTAAATCGTAACAGATTATCATTCATGGTTTTCTTCGGTTTTGGGTTTAGGTAAAAACAATTCTTCCCCTTCTTTTATATCACATGTTGCTACAAAATTGCAAGTAAATAATTTTTTTTCTATCTTATGGTTAATGTTAGGTGAGGGGGAGCGCCGATAAAACATACCGTACCCAAGCACTAAAACTGGACGGGTAGCATGAAAAGGCAAGATGCCTCCATGTTCATCGCAAAAATCCTTCCAATCTGAGCGCAACTCTGGCCATGGGAAAGCGCACTTTAAAAGCTCTTTGTCACAGTCCTCCCATTTGTTATTTTCCAGAAGGAGAAGCCCGCTTTCTTCCACGCCCTCCCCTTTCTTAATATCTTCTACGCAGAAAACCCCACGGCAACCATCCACAGTTTTAACTTGTATCTTTGGTGATAAAAAAAGTTTGTCTTTCATTTTTTTAATTTAAATTGATGGGCTAGGGTTTTAATATTATTCACATTTACTTTGCCTTGGTGAATCATGCGGTGGTGGTTGGGGCATACGACGGTCATGTTACTATCTTCGTCTGTCCCTCCTTTTGAGCGAGGCACAATATGGTGCACATCGCACGTGGCTTCTTGCCAGCCACAAATAAAACAAGAGAGTGTGCCGTACTTGTCTCTTATTTTTTTGCTAAGGTGGTAGCGATACTTCCCTCTATCTCTATCCTTTTTTGCGCGGGAGATATACATGTGTCTGCGGCAAGAGGTGCTACAGTATTTAGCGTGGGAGCATTTAGATTTAAATGAGCCCCCGCATATGGTGCAAGTTAGGTCTAAGCTCTTTCTTTTCGTATTATTGTGGTAGCCGCTACAAGCACGGCTACAGAAAAGAGCCTGTCCTCTGTTGTGGTCAGAACGCCGCACTGTTATTGCTGTGCCGCAATTTTTGCATTTTTTCTTTAATGTGGGTGTATGGTCTTTCATATAGATGGAGCCACCTCTTGGATTCGAACCAAGGCGCTTCCGATTACAAATCGGATGCTCTGCCGGACTGAGCTAAGGTGGCGACTATTTCCATTTACAGTAACTAGGGTTCTCTGCTCTTTTGCGGCGCATGTATTCTCTTTTTTGTGCACGGCGTTTTTCTTTGTCTTTTATATCGTACTTTTTTTGAGCTCGAAGCCGAGCTTTTTTCCCTTTGGGGGTCTTGTTATATCGTTGTTGAGGGGTGTCGTCCATCTTACCATACCCATACCATATAATCCTCTTCGCAGGGAGACGGAAGAATATCGTATTGTTTCTTTTTCATTATGAATTTAATAAATTTATAGGAATGTTATAACAGTCTGCTTTAAAGGTAAAATTGTTAGCAGGATCAACCTCTCCTTTACGGTGGAAAACTGCTTGATTGTAAAAGTCACGCTTACTAATCTTTCCGAGATACCACGCTTCTTTAAGAGTGTGGAGAACGCTTACAAAAGCATATTCATCACAGTCTTGTCTTGTGTTGAAGTCTGCGACCGAACATTCGTAGTAAGCTTTAGGCGCAACCGTACGCTCTTTGGTTTTGACATCGACCTTCGTACCTTGGTAAACAATATCATAATCATAGGTATCTTTAATTTCCCCGTTGAGAACATTTTTAGCAACCTCTTCGCCTATGTATGCCACCAAGCTGCCCATACCTTGACGGATAGAATTATTTAGCAAAGGAAGCTTTGCTGCTCGGTCTTTTACTCGTTCAAGAGCGTTGTCACTGATTATAAATTTTTTCATTTTTCTAAAAAGCTCTCCATACAAAACTCTTGGCTGCCGCAATGGTCCAAATTCGGTCGAGTTAAGTCTGACTTGCGACCGCTAAAGCTACGATTGCAGATAATTTTGAAAGTCTGGTAAGCTGCAAAATCTTTTCTATTTTTATAATAAATAGTTTTCGCTTCTTCTGTTTCATATGTGTGCGCTTTAGCATATTCTTCTACAACTGCGCGCAGTAAATGGTCAAAGGGAAGCTTATTGTTCTCTAGGAAAAACAGCGGTTTGCAAAAACTAAAATCAGGAATAAATTCACTGAAAGAAAAATTATTGTGATATAAAAACGAATCATAGAAAGGAATCGCCATCAATAAATTGTTTGTCCAGTGCTCTTTTAAGTCTTTGAATGTTAGCCGTTGGCTGTAGTCACAAAAAGCTGATGAATGTATCTTATAAAGCTTTTTGCATCCGTGGTCATTCTTGGCAAACACGATGACTTTATGGTTTTTTTTGTTGTCATCGCTATGGGAGTTACAAACATTTAAACGCAACCCAAACACAAGTTGTATATTATGCTCTTCGCACCTTTTCTTCGATTCGAGAAAACCGTGAAAATTATCTTCCACAAGCACTAGTTTGTCAAGGTTGTTATCAAGGGCAATTTGTATTACGCTGTCCGAGCTTCCCTCTTTGAGGCGAGAGGGGTCATTGACGGTTAGTATAGACTTACCTATGCTGTAATGCGTTTTAAATAAAGGTACCATACTATCTGAGTATAGCCTATTACATGGGCATGTCAAGATAATTCCACCGAGGGCACCCTGCGTAATGTAGTTTTTTAATAGAAAAGTTTTTTTTCTTATTTTTGAGGAGTACGCTGTAGTTATCTGGAAATTCTGTACTTACCAGATTATCGTTCTCATCAAAAAGGCCATAGTAATCAAAGGGAAATTTGTAAGTACAGTGCCACATGGGGCTACCGTCTTTCTTGGGTTGACCTCTGTATTTTGCTCTCCCACAAGCAATAGGGCCACCAAAGCTGCCGTCTTTGGGGTTTGGTTTATCTGCGGCATAAGAGCCGATAGCGCAATTATAATTAAATTTTGTTAAATATGTTTGGGCTTGTGTTAATTCGATTTCAAACTCATCCAACTTTTTGTTAGAAATTTTACGCATCTTCATAATGCCTTCAGGTTTATCGCCTTTTTCCAAATCAAATTTTAAAAAAACAAACTCGCTATTACGGTTTTTAATATCTGGAAAAAGGTATTTAACAGCGAGGCTGTAAATATAGTCTTGCAGGTTTTTTTTCTTATCTTCCCCTTTGAAGACCTGTTTGCTTGTTTTAAAGTCTCTGATCAAAGCAGAGCTTTTTTTATCGTATATAAACAACTTATCTATAAAGCCTTTAATATAATAATCTTTTGCTCCTTCGTTGACATGCATGTCAAACTCATACTCTGAAAAGGACTGGGCTGGTTTACCGTTTTTCTTACCTAAAAAATCGTAGCGCACCCCTGCTGCAATCATATCTTTAATAAGACTCATGTTCTCTTCGTCGTCTACATTAAGTGCCTGAGCAGTGGACAGTATGAGCCTTTTAATAGAAGGGATAACAAACGGATCATTGCTTTTTAGAATAGAGTCATAGTAGTGCCTTCTCGAGGGCTTTCCGAGACATTCAAAAATTAGGTGGCAAACAGTGCCTCTGGAAGCACCATCGTTAGACTTGTCTGGTAAACGCTGGTGGTATTTGCACCAATAAAGCCAAGAACACATCTTAACCGTTTTGAGGCGGCTAGCTGATAGGTAAACAGGTTTTCTTTTAGACATTGGGTTGTTCTAGTAGATTTTTAAGAAAATTTATTTTTTTCTTTCTTTCTGTTTTATTTTTTACGATATTCATTCCCTCTTTGCTTTTAAGGATAGAGTATATTTTAGATATTTGCTTCTCTTTGTTTAAGGGTTTTTTATACCATGCCTCTGTAAAATTTACACCTTCTTGCTGCATATCTCCAAAGTCATTTCCTACTGGAAGATTGATGCGGAGTTTATTGATGTCAAAATAATTTAAAAGCTTAACGAAAATTTTAATAGCTGCATGAAGCCCCGCTTTAGACTCGTCATTATTGGTAGCAATAATGATTTGGTTCAATTCTTGGGATAGCAAAAAAGAAATCTGCTTTGAGCTTAGGTCAAGTCCTCCTACTACAAGATGGTTCAGGAAGCCGTTCTCTGTTAATGCCAAACTATCCCCAATGCTTTCGACAACGATAATTTCTCTGCGTTCTTGAATGCATTCTAAAAAAGGGCAGAAATCCGCTGGCCCAGTAATGCATATAGGATAAAGCCAATTAGATTTGCGCCCTACATGCTTCCACTTGGGAAACTCTGATTCGCTGTTCCACCGCAAATGGCGCCCTGTGAAGCCAATGATTTGAGAAGGATCGTTTTCATCAAAAACAGGAAAAACAAATCTGCCGTTCAGCTTACCAGCGGTAGCCAAACCACCTTTGTAGAGCTTTAATGTTAAATTTGAGATTTCTTTATCGTTATAGAATTTAAAATGAGGCAATAATTTGGATAAATACTCCAATGAATAGGTTTCGTCCATTTGTATTTTAACTTTTTGATCTTGTTTTTCAAAGGCAGAGGGCGATTTGACGTCGCCAGAAGGCTGAATATAGCGAGACAGTATTTTTTTATCCTTAGTTCCTAAGGTTTTCTCTATAAGTGCCTGAAAGGGCAAAAAAGAAGTGTCGTCAACATAGTCGCGCCAAACCCCAGAGTCTTTATATATTTGGACCGCAGTAAAGTTATCTCCATTGCGCCATAGCGCATTGGTTTGCCAGTAGGGTCCGCGATCACGTAGTTTAAACCCTAGTTCAATTAAGATTTCTTTAATGTCTTCGGTTTCCATTAGCGTAAAAGCTCCGGAATAAAATCATCAGCAACGTTTTCATCGGCGTCAAGCTCGCCGTTAACATCTAGAGCTCTCACTAAATCCACCATGTCGCCACGTTCTTCCACGTTAAAACCATCCATTTGTAGGTTAATCGCATTTTTGCGCAAAGAACCATCTGGCATTCTGACTGGGTTAATGGCTCTCATATATTCGGCGCCAAGGTGACGAGACTTCACATTAATCAATTTATGAGTACCAAAATTCGGCTCATTGGCTGTTTCGTCTAAAGTCTTTTGTCTTAAAATAAACATATGAGAACAAAATTGAGTAATGCGATCAGAAAGAGATACGATACTTTCGTCATCAACAACATCCTGTGCTTGTCTATTGTTGACTATTCCAGATCGATTGCTTTGTACCGAAGTAATCATAGGGATAACGGGACCACCGTCAGAAAGAATTTCTTTTTGAATAGTTTTTTTAAACTTGTCTACCATCTCCCCAACGATTTGCCATTCTGACTTCGCTCCATTGTTCTCGAAGGTGGTTTTAATGTAATCAAACGAAAAAATCAAGGGATTCCCTCTGCCTATTTTGGAATAGTAAAAGCGTCGTAAGGTTGCTGTCATGTTATCCACGCTCATCCCTCCCACATTATAATAATAAAACTTAATATTTTTTACCGTTTTCCAAACGGCGCGAACCTTGTTCACAATTTCTTCTCCGGCTTGTCTCCATTGGCCTGTCTCTAGTAGGTTAGCTGACACGCCACTTAAAGCCGAACATTGGCGCACAATAAGCTCTTCTTTTGACATTTCACCATTATCAAAATGCAAAACAGGAACTCCGTACTGAGAAGACACTTTGGTACAAAAGTCCATACAAAAACGCGTCTTCCCGACCCCTGAGCGAGCCACCACGACCGTTATATTGCCCGGACGCAATAGGGAGCCATAAAGATCATTGACGCGCTTGTAAGGGCTCATAAGGCCAAACTCCGTAACGGGGTTATTGCCTCTAACCTCTATCCATTCCTCCATCTCGTCAGAGATATTAACGGGGCTACTAGGGCCAGCATCAAAAAAATTAATTTTCTCGTTAAAGGTGTTGTCTGCGCTTTCTATGATGTCATTGTATGAGGTGCAAGGAGACATTTTGCGCATAGAGTCCGCCACTCTTTTTGCGCCATCAAAGATTTCGCGTCTAACGGTATATTTTTTAAGCTCTTGGGCTATTTTTTCTACATTGTTTGGAGAAACTTTGCGCAAGGCTAAAGAGCGAATATAATCAGAAATTTTAATATCATTTGGAAAGCTGATATTAAGGGCGTCCACACGCTGGGACAAAAGCACTTCGTCCATCTGCTCTGCGTTTTCTAGCGCTTGCCTAAGCACATAAAAAATAGTTTTATTTATAGAGTTCTCGTCTGCACAAAAATCATTCTCATCAATAAAGCTAGCAATATTGCCGTACTTCTCAGGGTGTTTGATAAGCGCGGAAAGAAGATGTTGTTCAAGCTCTAGTGAAAATATCATACCAATACTACTGTAGCGTTACAACCAAACAAAGTCAAGAACTATTTCCAGACTCTTAGGCTGTCACTATCTTCGTGAAAGGTGCTAATTTCAATAAACTCAACGGGACCATCCACAGCAATTAGTTGATGGGGGTCGTTGCGCTCTACCTCAAAAGTTTCCCCTTTTTGTACGATATAAGTAATAACTTCACCTGTGACAGTATTAATCATGTCAACTTGCAGTGTACCAGAAAGAATATAAAAAGTTTCGTGCTTTTTTACATGGTAGTGCATTGATGAACGATGCCCTTCGTTAATATGAAGAATTTTGCCACAATAATTTTCTTTTTTATTGTTAACAAGCCACTTTTCGTGTCCCCACTCTTTGTCTATAATTGGCACAGATGTCGAACTCATGTTTTATGAAGGAGGTTGGTCTTCGGAGAGCGCTTTTTCGCCCAGTTCCATGTCGTCAAGGAATTTTTCCAATGCTTTTCGTAGCCCCATTTCCACAATCTGGGAGCCAATTTTACACTGAATAAGGGGGCGTCCATCTTGTGTGACATAGGCTAAAATAAAACCCCCGTCATCGCCGTCCCCCGTAAACTCAAATAGTTTGTCTAAAAAGCTATTAGGAATAGTAAACTCCTCTAGGGGGCGGTCAGGTAAGTCTTCGTACATATCCATATATGTTTACACTATTTCTTTATACAGAGAGGCAAAATCAAGATTGCCTTCGTGAACCTCAAGTAATCTAATACCATTCAGGTCACAAAAGGATAGTTTGTCGTCGTCTCTTTTTAATTGATTTAAATAATTTATTTTATTTCCTTTATGAAAGAATTTATTGTATTTTGTGTGCTGGCTTCCTTGTACTTCTATAGCTATATCTTTCGTCGCATTATAAAAATCCAATGTTAGGCGTGTTCCAACTACTGGAAACTCTTCAAAAACTACATCTCCGTCCCAAAAAACTTTTAAAAAATTTTTAACCTTGCTTTGTAATTTGCTACGACTGTTTTTTTCCCAATTGATTAAGTAAATTACAGGACGCTTAATTCTGCGCCTTTTTCCTAGAAGCGTTTGAAAAGTCATTTTAAATGGAGAGCACCATTTTTTTAAAGTAATCCATTAGGTGCTCTTTGGCATCTGGGTTTTCTTCTAAAAAATTATCGAACTGGTTTTCGCCTTGTATTTTTTGGGGAAAATCGATTTTCGCTTCTGACATTATATTAAGAAGCTCTGGGTCAAATTCTATCCATCCTGCCCCTTTTCTGTGGGCAAACTCCCATAAAAATAACATGTCTAAGATTTCTTTTTCTACCCAAATACTTTTTCCGCCTTTGCGCCCATAAAGAATTGGGTATTTTATGACCGCGTTGGTTTTTTCGTTGGGGCTTTTCTTAACTGTTATTTTGGCATAGTGCCCAACAATTTTATTTTTTTCGGGGTCGTGCTTATCGTTAGGCTTCTCTAATATCCAGTCTTTTTTAAATCGCGGCTCGAACTCAAGAATAAAATTAGCAAAATGCAATAAAGCGTTGCCTCCTGTCGCCGTAGTTTGGCGAATTGGGGCTTTAGAGTAGGGGTCCAGTTGTATATCAGCTCTAACTTGAGAAATAAACAAGGCCATATGACCTCGCTTAGCCAGACCGATACTAACGCGCTTCATAAAGTCAGCCGCTATCACTGCGCCCCCTGCAACTTTACGTGACTCCTCAAAGGTTTTAAGGGTATCTGCTTTGGAAATTAACCCATCAACCGAATCTAGAATAAAACAATACCGAGTGTCGTCTGCATTCTTGCCTACAAGAAGCCTTAAGGCCTCCACAACAGTCTCGTAAATGTTGCACTCAAAAACAAAACAATTTCCCTTGTCCCACTCATCTTCTTTAAAGACAAAATCCACTCCTGAGCGCTCTCTCATCTGTTTAGTAAGGCGCCCCTCCGCTTTAATATAAAACCCACGAGAATTAGGGACAGTCGCAAGAAAATTTTTCATTACTTCTAGCGCCTCGGATGTCTTGCCTCCTTCATTGACCCCTGTAAAGCGATGCAACCCCGGGCCCAACCCTCCTCCTAGCTCAAAATCTAAGATTAGGCTTCCGCTAGACACTTGGTAATCGTAGCTTTCTTCGTAGTTATAGTGGTCTTTTTCAGTAGATTTTAAAAAAGACTTGATTAAATCATTGGGGGACAGCCCCTTGGGTACTTCTTTTTTTGTTCTAGCCATTTAGAAAGTTTTTTAATGTTTTGGTAGGAGAGAAAACTCGATCTGTTCCGGACTTGTCGCCTAGCGTAAGAGGAGCAGGGGTTTCAATTTTTAAGTGAAATTCTTGGTATTTAGTTTCAAGCATCTTATTGTAAGGTAGAGCGTAAAATTGAGCAAAACTATTCAATTGCTTGCCAAAGTCTGCCTTGTGCCAAAAGTCTTCATTATTATATTTCTGCATCAATCTTTTCAAGATCATCATCTCTTTTGCCCAGAATTTTTTCTTTTCATATTTAGGGGCAATCAGATGCTTTCTAACTACATCTTGAATTCTTCTTTTGTTTTTTTTCTTTTGGGCCATAAACTTTAAAAATAACATGGGAGCGTAAAAGCTCTGATTCGAAGAATTTAGTATAACCTACATCTGGGCGCTTTGTCAACCATTTTTTTGAACCACTTTGGTTCCTTCAAAGTAGCCAGAAAAAGAATGGTGTAGGCTCATGTGCGTCTCTTAGCGGGACAAGCATAACCGAAGGTGCTTTGGGAGTCAAGAAAAAATAAAAACTTTATTCTGAAGGAGGGGGCACAGCAGCTATGCCGCTATTCCCAATGTCAAACCCACAAGCAATAACGAAGCTTTGAACCCCACTTAAAACGGCATCAAGAGGGGGGTCTGTGCCGCGAATAGAAGTGTTTACATCAGTCTGTATTTGCCCCCCTGTAGGCTCAATCTCGTCATTGCGACTAAAGCTATAATTGCGTTGCATTAAGGAGTGTAGTTAGGGTCTAAAAATTTACGGTAATCCGCTTTGGGGGCCTTGGGTTTTTTGAACCATAGGTTATTAAAATTAAGTTCTTTTTTAAGCTTATCCCAATCAACAGGCTCTAAAAGTTTAGAATAGGGAGCGCTCTCTAAAACTCCATCAAAAGGAGCTGGTTTAAAAGCTACCTCTGGGAACTCTGCAGCGTCGGCTTTCTTATTTTTCTTATCAAACTTTTCATCTTTTTTAATATCATGGATCTCTACGCTTTTCTTTTCCGAAGGGGTTCCTTTTTTAAGCTTTTTAATTTTTGACTCATCGTCTTTTATAGCATCCTCTTCGTGCTCCTTTTTTTCTTTTTTAGTATCCTTTTTGAGTTCTTTCTTGTCTACTTTATCCCACTCTTTTTTTGTTTTGGCCGAAGTGCGATCCTCGGAAGTTGGATAATCTGCGTTGCCGTCTTTAATCCCGGCGTCAGATTTCGATACCTCTACTCCAAGTTCTTTCGCTTTACGTTTAATTTTAGCCAAAGCTTCCTTCTTGGCTGCAGGCGGAATATCTGTTTGATTGAGGCGCGCCAAAGCGTTACGCACATGTGCGGCATCGGGAATAGGCAGGTGCCTCAAAGAACGAGGGGTTGTTTTACCTTCGGAATCCTTCTTGCCTCCCGGTGAAATATAAGCAAAGTCAGAATCAGGGAGGTTGTTAACCTCTTTGCTGGTAAATTTTTTAGCATCCGCTTGTTTGCGGATAGAAGGGCTAAAGTCGACCTCTAGCTCGTTTCCGGCTGGTAGATAAGAGTCTGGATATTTCATGCAATAATATTTTACACCTTTTTTAGGCGTTTTGGAAATTTTTCCTTATTTAATGGGGCATGCTCCTCCGGCGCATTCCAACCCCTCTATTTGTTTGCCATTAGAGATTGCTTGGGGTTTAATTTTTTTAATATTTTTCTTAATTTTGTTATATTCTTCCTTGTTTATTTCCTCGTACGGGGCTTGGTCAAACCCGTGGTCTTGGTGTAATAAAAAAGATACGCTTTTGATATTATTTTTATAGTTCTTACTAAGCCATTCTTTGATATCGTCGAGCTCTTCCTTGCGATAATAAACCGTACAGGAAACTGCATTATCAGACCATTCTTTCTGAATTGTTTTGACTAGCTCTAATTGGTCGACAGCTTTCATGTTTTTGGCTAATGTAGCGTTTTTGCCAGATTCACAAGGAAACTCCACAATCACCGTATCTCTATTAAGTGAGCCGTCAAAATTCTTAACGTATTCCACATGGTATCCAAGCCCTTTACAGGTTTCCACAAGCTGGTCATCGCTAGACATACGCACGCGTCGAATGTAATATTGAGAATAGGCAGGGTGTACACCGGGAGTAGCGCCAGCTAGTAGGCTTAAAGTGCCACTAGGCTTAACCGTAGTGAGTTTAATGCTCTCGGGCCAATTATTTTTGGCGCTCCACTCTTTGTCAAATTGGCGCAATTCTTTATAACAGTAGTCTAGCCATGGAATCTTTTCAAAAGATTGGCATAGGCCCGTGACTCCTTGCCCAATGCGAAAGTTTTTGTGGACTATTTTATTTGTATCTTCGTGAATAAAAGGAAGAGCGCAGATAGCTTTTTGTGTTTTGTATAATAATGTGGAGCATTCTGCTAATTCTTCTTTGGATTCTATATTATTTAAATAGAGCTCCGCAAGATTGCAACACTCCTTATTGGCTAAAGAAATTTCCCCGCAAGGGTTGGTGCCTTCGCAATTCTCTCTGCTTTTTTCTCCTGTTCGACCATACTTAGAGCTCAAAGCAAGATTAAAAAATCCATAGGGCTCACCGTTTCCAGCGTAACCGTCCCACACTCCTTCCATAATATGATCATAACTATCACAATAAATAGTATTGTTGCTCATAGCTCTCCAGTTAGGAATGTTTCCGAGGTCCCATCTTTTAGCTTTAAGGTATAGGAAGTCATCAGGATCTCCTAATGCTATTTCAGCAGATCGACGAACGTTTCCTGCTACGACAACAGAGCCAATAATGTTAGCTATATCTAAAACATCTAAGCTGCGGAGCTTTTTACCTTCACGAGCCTTAATCACTTCGCAAATTTTTGCAGTTCCATCAATAAGAATCTCAGGCCCGCTGGCGGTCCCCCCAAAACCATGGATAGGTGTTCCGGCGCCGCGGACAAGAACAGTAGAATAATTGAAAGACTGTCCTGTAGTAAAAAAAGCGTCTAAAACTTTTTGTAACAAACGTACCCACCCTTCGCGACTGTCGGGCACAATAAAATCAGCATCGCTTGTGTTTTTAACCTCAATATTAACGCCACGCTTAACGCGAGGTAGTTCATGGATATCTTCTCGACGTATAGAATAGCCTACGCCTCCCCCTAACATTAAATTTTCAAAAATAAAACAAAAATCCTCAGGTTTTTTGATAGCGGTAAACCAACAATTTAGCAAGCTATTGCCGCCAAAGCGGTCCACGGTTGAGGTTCCTAGTTGCCAGAGGCCGCGACCGGCGAAGTTGCACTTTAGGTTAAAAACTAAATCAAACAGTCTTTCAGCTTCTTTTTTTGTATATTTTGCTCCAATTTTTTGGGCACCATTAATGCACCGTGCAATGGTTTCAGGCCACTCTTCCAGTAAACCGTCGTCTTTTAGTCTGGAGTAGGTGCGCTTGTAAACGATATATCCAAGACCATTAAAGCCCCATTTAGGTTGTTTGTTTTTATATTTTGCTACGAAATCGTCCGAGATGATAGGTGTGGCGTCTTTTTTAGTCGTCATTAGAGGTTAATCAATAGTTTACACTCAAAGAGTATTGCTAAGAGTAAGTATATCATGTTCTGTCATCTTGTCAACTAGTTTTTCAAAAGAAACATTGCGCTTCCACCCTAATTCTTTTTCAATGCGACTTGGGTCCCCTAGCAATAATTTAACCTCTGCAGGCCTAAAATATTTAGGATTTACATACACCAAAGGAACATCGGGGGCGTCTTTAAGCGTATAAGCTACGCTTAATTCGTCTGTAGTTAAATCATTATTTGTAGCCTCAAAAGGAATACCAGCTGACTTAAAAGAAGCCTCAACAAACTCTCGGATAGAGTGGGTTTCTCCTGACGCTACTACATAATCACATGGATTATCTTGCTGCATCATAAGCCAGACAGCTCTTATAAAATCTTCTGAATCACCCCAGTCTCTTTTAGACTCAAGGTTCCCTAAGTGTATAGCGGGAGGGGTACGTTTTTCACGAAGGGCTTTATTGATTAATGCTACAGACTTGGTAATCTTGCGAGTAACAAATTCTTCTCCTCGGCGCGTGCCTTCATGGTTAAACAGCCAACCTTGAACCGCAAAAAGATTATAGCTTTCTCGGTATACTTTTACAATATGACGAGCTGCCGCTTTGGCAGCCCCATACGGGGAGCGAGGACGCAAGGGGTGTTTTTCGTCTTGCGGGCTATACTCCACATCCCCAAACTCCTCTGAACTTCCAGCGTTATAAAATTTAGTATGAGGAGACTCTGTTCGAATAGCCTCTAAAACATGAAGAACTCCAGTAGCTGTGCAGTTCCATGTGGCCACAGGAATATCCCAGCTAGCCCCCACAAAGCTTTGGGCTGCAAAATTGATAAAATATGCAGGTTGATATTTTTTAACTACGTGATTAACTGAAGTAGGGTCAGTTAAATCAAAATATACTTTTTCAAAACGCGGATTATCGGCATGTTGAATGACGTTTTCATCATTAGGGACAGACGATCGCCTAAAGCACCCTACGATATGGCAACCTGTTTCTTTTAAAAGAAAATCAACCATATTGCTACCGTCTTGCCCGGTAACCCCAGTTACTACTATAATATTATTGCTCATTTATGTACCAATTGTAAGTTCTTTTTAGGCCTTCTTCTAGTGTGGTTTGCGCTTCAAAATTAAATTCAGCTTTAGCTTTGGAGGTATCAAGACAACGTCTTGGCTGACCATTAGGTTTGGTTGTATCCCATATTATTTCACCTTCAAAGCCTACAAGCTTTTGTATTGTTTCTGCGAGCTCTTTTATCGTAGTTTCTTTAGCCGCTCCAATGTTAACAGGGTCTGATCTGTCGTAATGCAGGAAGGCCTTCCAAATTGCATCTGCGCAATCGCCAGCATATAAAAACTCTCTAGAAGCTGAGCCATCTCCCCATAGGGTGACGGAGGGTACTTGAGCCTCTTTGGCCTCATGAAATTTTCGAAGCATCGCAGGTATAACATGGGAATCTTCTAAGCTAAAATGATCATGTTCACCATACATATTAACAGGAATCAAATGAATAAAATTAGAACTATATTGCTGGGAAAAAGCCTGTGCCCCCACCAAAAGGTTTTTCTTAGCTAACCCATAAGGAGCATTAGTCTCTTCTGGGTAACCGTTCCATAAATCCTCTTCCTTGAAAGGGACGGGGGTGTGTTTAGGATAAGAACAGACAGTGCCAATGGTGACAAGCTTCTCAAGCTTTAATTCATGTGAAACCTTTAAAACGTTCAAGCTCATTTGGGCATTATTTAAAAAGAAATCTGCAGGCTTGCGTTGATTAATACCGATACCTCCACATTCTGCTGCCAAGTGAATGATGGCATCTATGTTCTTGTAGTGGCAATAGTGATAAAGCTCTGTATATTTAAGGCAGTCTAATTCGTAGCTACGAGGAGCGAAAAGCTGATAAAGCTTGGTTCCCTCGTAGTTATTAACTTCGTTGATCTTGTCTATTTCGTTAGCAATTTTATCAACCAAATGTTGGCCTAAAAATCCACTTGCTCCTGTTAATAAAATATTCATAATTAAAAAGAAATACTACTTAATCCTTTGTTGTCTATCTTGATTCTAATATAAGGATAAATCTTGTCAAGTTTAATTTGTGTATTTTTGTCAGAAATAACTAAAAAGTAACCGCCCCCTCCGGCTCCACAAAGCTTATGAGCTCTAATATTAATGCTCTTTGCTAAAAGATCATCCATTTCCAACAAAGCGGCAGACTTTAAAATTTGACTGCTTGTGTTTTTTTTAATCTCCCAACTTTTATTTAAGGTGTAGAATACCCTTTTGTAATCTTTGTTAATCAGCGCGCTCTTCATGTCATCCACTTGATCTAAAAGAGGTTGTGCTGCGTCTAGATTTAATGACTTTAATATGTTGGTTGACTCCCTTTTAAGGTTAGTATAAACTAAATAAAAATCAAACCTGTCAAAAATATCAGTAGGAAGAAAGGTAACTTGAAAATTGTTTTGAGCATCAAATTCCATAAACTTAAAACCCCCAATGCCGCAACCAAAAGGGTCTTGATATCCAGTTAAAGGATTAACTTTTGACTCAAGCGTAAAAGCAACGCGGCATATTTCCTCTGTGCTCATATTAAAGCGGTAGAGAAGATTAATTCCTTGTATTAAGTTTAAGATATAAGAGGATGAAGATGCCAATCCAGAGCCAAAAGAAAAAACATCCGAATCTAGTGAAACTTTTATGGGAGGTATATTAAAAAAATCTAAGACAACGCGTACGACGTCATTACGTATTTGTTGAATTTTTGAGCATCTCTCAAATTTAGAATAAGAAACAACATATTTTTTATCATAATTATTAAAACCGTTTACGTCTTGGTGGAAAGTAGAATAGGTATAAAGGTTGGGAGTAAAACTAATAACCTTTCCTGTCCTATATTTTTTAATAAAAAGAGGAGAATCAGTAGATCCTCCACACAAGGAAACCCTTAAGGGGCACTTGCTAGTTACCATTTACGCGCCCCCTAAGCTCTGAAGACGACCATTGCTGAGCACGCTGGTGGTAAATTACCCCTTCCGACCACTCTTCTCCTGTGGCTTTTTTGTCTCTATAGTCGGAGCCGAGAATACGAATGTTTGGCTTAAGCTCTTTGATTAAATTTAAAAGATCTTTTTCGGTTTCATAAACCAAAATCTTATCGACGTAAGAGGTGGCCTCCAGTTGAATTTTTCGCTCTTCAATAGATTGAATAGGTTTATTTTTTGGCTGTTGTAAAGGGCGGTCTTTGTGATCATCAATTGTAGGGTCAGTTTGTAGTGCGGCAAATAAATAATCGCATACACTTTTTGCCTCTTTTAAGAATAGACAGTGTCCTGCGTGCAGTAAATCAAAAGCACCTGCAACAAAACCAGTTATTAGGCAGCCATTTTTAATTCTCCAGTCATGAGCGCTGGTAGATTTATCGTCTATGCAGATGTCGTAACTTGGTTTGCCTAAGATTAATTCGTCATATTCTACCCCCCACTCTAACAGTTGTTGTATTGTTAAATCACGCCAATCAATGCCTGACCCAGAACCTCTAGCTGTAAAGATTTTAATATAGTGCCCCTCTTTTTTAAGGTTATTAACTTGATTAATAACGCTTAAATAAGGGATGCTCTCGCTGTACTTCTTCGAGGAGGAGGTAGCGCAAAGTGTATTATCTAAATCAAAAACATATGTCATATAGTATTGGCTCTCTTATGGTGGCACATGAAATAATACGAATTCGAATGATTTCTTAGTTTTATGTGAAGGTCATAATCTACTACTTGAAAATAGTTTGATAAGATTTTATCCCACGGCCCTTTCTCTTTGAAGACGGTTTTGTGCAATTTGAACTGAGTATCGTTAGCTTTATAGCTGAGATGGTTTTGGTGAAAACCATCACTATCTCGGGTGTCTTCGAAAAGGGCAATACTGCCGAAAAACAAGCCTTCTTTATTTAAGTGTTTCAATACATTTGTAAAAAAGATGTCTAGGTCAGTTTCTTCAAAATGTTCAATAACTTCCCAACATGTGATGATATCAAACTTAACGGGAGCACCCTCGTCTAAAATAGCAAAAGGTTTTGTCAGGTCTGCGTGTCTTAAAACAGTAGGTAGGGCCCGATCTCTTCTCTCGTGCTCCCAATTAGGGTGCTTGTAGACCCCACAGCTACCGTCTAGGCCAATACAGATATTAGTTTTAGGAGACTTATTGTAATCTAAGATTAACTGCCCTCCCGCACACCCGAGGTCCAAGCAATTAATTTGATTGTTGTTAAACCGAGAAAGCGTTTCATTAATTAAATCTAAATCACTATGGTTGTCTTGACCTGCCGAACAATTAAGTTTTAGTTCTTTTGCTTGGTTATGTATTTGGTAGTCCGGTTGGTCTACGCAGAATTCGTGGTCAGTTTTAACTGTTATCATTTTAATCTATAAAAATCTTCTTAAATTGAGGCATGACTTTTTCAGGTTGAAATTGCCTGTAACAATTCCAATCCTTTTCTTTGTCGAGGTAGCTGTTTCTGAAAGAGTATAAAATTCTAAATAATTGTTCCCCATTTTCGTAATAAATACCTTTGTCGGCAAGAAGGTTAATATGGTTTCTTTCGAAGGAGTGAAGAAACGTAATAACAGGTTTGTTTCTGATAGAAAATTCTCCACATGTAACACCAAAGCTCTCACCTTCGTACCTAGAGTGAAGGAATGCATCGCAAGTATTTATAAATTGAACCTTGTAGGTTAAATCTGAGGTAGGTGGTATAAAAATCACCTGTGGGTGGTCAATAAACCTAGGTGTGTTTTGAAAAACAAAATATATATCATCAGTATGTTGGCAAATTTGTTCGACTACTGTATTAGTAAAAGGCAGATTCCACGTATCCATGCCTCCAGTTCTTCCAAAAACTATAGCATCTTTAGGGATGGACAACTCTTCTCGAAGATTTTCTTGGATATCAGGTAAATCCACAATGCTTGGGACAACGGGGATTTCTCCTTTAGAACAATGTTGGCTAAGCCAGTCTGAAATAAACGCGTATCTATCTCCGTGTTTTTCTTTTTTAGGGTCAACCATCGTGCAACACAGTATACAGGTTTTAGAGTTAGAGGGGCACAGCCCGTCATTGTGGCCTCCTTTTTGAATATAAAAGTACTCGCTGGGGTGAGACTCTAAAAATGTTTCGATGGCGCCGTTAAGGGATAAGGGGTTATCCGTAGGATCTGTAATTGAATAGACGTCAAATTCTTTTTGAAATTTTTGTATAGCGCTTATATGGCTATTAGGGTTTTCCTCATGATATAAAATTTGTACATCCCAATTATAAAACTTGCGTCCGTAAAAAGCATAATCAAACATTGTAACCTCTGTGCCTCGTAGGCCTAGGTGAGGACTGTAAAAGGTAATTTTTTTCATTTTGAAAGATTAGATATTTATACCGCCTATTCCTTCGTCCCTTTCGAGGCAAATAGCAAAGGCAGACTCTCTCCCGTCAGATTTTCTGTCGTTAATTAAATAACGGATGCCCCCTCCTATACCAAGAATCAACTGATCGTAAAAAATTCCAGCCTGTGCCAACTGTCTCTCTGTCGCTTCTCTGGTACCTTCTTTTCTGCCACTTGTTAATATTATATTGTACCCTTTGGCGTCCCATTCTGTAAGTTTGCTGATGGTATCAGTGAGAATTTTCAGCGAATTGTCTGGATGGGTACTAATGTTAGGGGGGTGGTGTTCGGCTAAAGTACCGTCAATATCACAAAATATAGTAATAGGGCGAGTGTCACTCATAGTAGTAGTCTTCTAGGCGCTTAATAATATTAGTTTGAATTGTTTCGTCTATATATTTAAAGGATTTTTTAATTTTACTGACAAAAACAGGGTGAGAAAATACGTAGTGGCCGCAAATTTGAATAAGTTTTGTGCGGTTCTGAAGCGGATCAAAATTACTATCTACCCACCTTGTCCATCTTTTGCTGTCGTAACATAACTTCCAAAATAAATCAAAAAAAGAATCTGGGCTTGTATTGCTTTTTTTAAAAATATCAAGATAAGTTTGGGTCTCTACCAACCCAAATTCGGGCCCAATGTTAATGGCATCTAATCCCACTTTCATTTTATCGCGTACTAGGGCTCCCCCTAAGTAGTCCCCATTATGCTCTTTGGCTAATAGTCCGTATGGCTTAAGAGCTTTTAACATTTCTGAAAGCTTCTCTTTGTTGTAGGCGCCTGTATTAATGTTTTCTTTAAGCGCGGTCCCTGACTGAATAACAGCATATCTAATCTGTTTGAAAATTTCAGGCTTTAGTTGTTTATTAAGATCCTCTATCAGCTGGTTGAGTTCTTGAGGTGTGAAGGGGCGCAGGGCTTCTTCCGTCCCTATCTCATAATGTAGTAGCCGGTTGCGGTGGTAGCAAAAATTAATTATATCAACTGTCCATTTTAAACCCTCGTTGTAAGAGGGATATTTTTTCCACGGATCTACGTGGATTAAATCAAAATATTTACAATCATGCTCTAGTGACTCATAACCGTCATCATCTACATACCCTTGTCCCGGGCCGCTATGATCTCGCTCTAGGGGTAATTCTTTTGCGTAGCGCGCAAAAGCTTGTGTAGTCCAATTATTTACATAACCCCCGTCCCACTCTACTTGTCTACGGGACGGTATCAGCCCAATTGTCGTATTATGGGTTTTGCAGAAAGTCATAACTGCATCAGCCACATTTTTACTAACCGGGCAGATAAAAAATCTAGGAATTTTGGTCATGCTGTATAAAGCTTAAATTGCTCTTGGGATTGAATTTCAGCCAAACGGCGACCTGTGGGAGATGTGGTTATGCAGTCAATAAATTCACTAGAAGGATCAGTGGCAACGTTTTCTACAGGGGTACAGTTGTATATAACGCTGTTTTTAATTTTAATTATATTATCCCATTTGCTTCTTGTAATTACTTCATAGCTAATGCCGTTTAAGGTTGCGGCGTATTGTACAGCTTTAGAATAACCTCCGTTACCCATGATATATAGTTTTTTTTGTGTCTCTTTTGCAAAAAAATTAAACAACATGGTCTTGGCTGCCACATAATCGGTATTGTAAGCTTTTAAATAATTATTTTTGTTAAGAACTGTATTTGCAGCCCCAATTTTCTTAACTTCTTCGGACGTTTCGTCTACATATTTTAGAACTTCTTGTTTAAAGGGCATCGTTATAGCGAACCCCTTAATGTTGAGTGTCTTAGCAGCTTTGATAGCTTCTTCTATATTGTTTACCGAAAAAGATTTATAGATTGCATTTATGTGGTGCTCCGCAAATAGGGGATTAAAAAATAAACACCCTTTGCTCCCTGCTTTTTTCGCAAAGGAAGCATAAAGAGCTGTGTCTTTATCTATTTTAGGAAAGTAATTCATTGAGCATTAATTTAGATTTGAAGAAAAGCAAGTCTCCAAGCTTTTTCTGGTGAAGCGGAGCCATGTTTAAGAAAATCAAAGCGGTAATCTTTTTTACTTTATTTAAGCAAAATCCGTTTAGGGGTATCCATTTTTCATAAGCATGTTGAAATTCTTTTAATGCTTTAGTTCTTTTATGTTTGAACTCTATGTTGCTACAAGAGACCGAGGAACATGAAAAGTTAAAAGAGTCTTTCATTAGCTTGTAAGACATTAATAAACCCCCATACATCTTAGCTAAATCATAATAAGTATCACCTATGTCTATCCCTCCAAAATCTTGTCTCCAGTCTATCAAATAAAATTGGCTCTTATTAGTACAGATCACATTATCAAACTGTAAGTCTCCGTGAAAAAGCTTTGTAGGCGATCCTTGGTAAAGCTCGTTCATATCTATGGAGTCCAATAAGGCTTCCATAGGTGCCGTATCAACCCCGTTAACTTTATGTATGCCTTTAAAGTGGGCCTCGCGGCTAGAGAAGAATAAATTTAATCTCTCACGAGTTTTATCGTTATAAAATGTTTTACATGCCTTTTCGAAAGAAGCGGCGTCAGCATCGTGTGTCTTCCACATCTTGTTAGCAGCAAAAGACAAAAAATTATTCCAAATATCTTGAGAATCGCAATCATATAAGGTACTTCCTTCGATCCATTTATAAGAGTATAAATGTTCGCCAGCATAATCAATCGGAGGGCATAGCCCTTTTAAGTTTTTAGATCGAGAAATTCTTCCAGAAATAAATTTTTTATCCGAAGAGAGTTTGATAAAAAAATCTTTTACCTTATATAAAAACTCCCCGTTGGTTTTAGGAATACTGTAATTTTTTGAAGCGCTGGTAGCTTTAAGGTAGTTGTCAATAGTTCCAGCGTCGTACCACTCAAAATACTCAGGTTTAATCGTTTTGTAAGAGTCTACATTGTAGTAAGCACTTACTATTTCGCCATTAGAAATTTCGATCTCTTTCCAAAAAGCTTTGTAATCGTACACTCCCGCCACCCCTATAAATGCATGTTTATAACCATTAGGTTCTTTGTTTTTAAACCGTATAATTTTACCATCCTCAATATCTACTGTAGAATAAAGTTCCGGAATATCGGTGGGGTATACGCCTAGCCAGTCTCCATGCAGGGAGGGTAATGGGTTCTTTATAATGCTGTCTGCGGTCGCCCAAATAAAAGGCCTTTGGAGGTGCTCTTGACATTGAAAAATAGAATAGCCGGGGCCTGTTCCGGCCCCTTCGTATCTATCTACGTTTACAAATATGAAATCTCTATCTGGGTGAGCCGCTTCACAATATTCTCGAACAGACTCTCCTTTGTATCCTAAAGGTAAAATAATTTCATAATCTGGTGAGGTTTTTTCAATCAAGTGTGAAATGAGCGCTTTGTTATCCAAGGGGAGCAGTCCCTTGTTAACATGATCCGTTATTCCTCCCATTCTTTTACCTAAGCCCGCCGTTAAAATACACAATGCAGGGCGAATATGTTCGTGCTCTATTTTTCCGTCACTTCTCTTAGAGTCGTCTTCGATACGAATAACATCGTCAACGTGAGGGGTGGATACCTCTTGAAGAATCACATCTGTTAACGCTATAACTCGATGTTTTTTGGGGGGATGGATGGTAAAAAAATCACCTTCCGTCATCTTTTCTTTCTTTACACTGCCTTCGTCGTCCTCGAGCCAAACTTCAGCTTCACCTTCTATTATATAGTTAGTTTCCAGCTTATAGAGGTGATACTGGTAACTAGTTTTGTGTCCGGCATTAATGTAGATCCTTTTATAACAATACTTGTCATTAAGCTCTAGCCATACCTCTTTTCCCCACGGTTTGTAAATTGTTTTAGTCATTGGTATCGGTTCACTCTTATTTCATTAGAGCTCCACACACTAGGGAGTTTAAATGGTATGTGTGACCATTTAACTTTAACTTGGTTGCTTACGAGTTGGTGGTGAATCCCTTGCTCTCCTAGTAAATGACGATTGTTGCCATTATCGTACAAATTAAAGGTGTCAGCGTAAATATTCATAATGCTGCTGTTGCTGAAAGCAAAAACATCTGTTGTTTCGCGATGGGGGTAGTCTTCTTCTGAGCGATTACATCCAACAAAAAGGGTGTCCTGAGTCAAAGCTTCTTCAATATCTTTATTAGGAATTGTGTCTTCAAAAAAAGTATCTAGTCTAGCGCGAATAATAAGATCATAAGAAATCCCTTTGCTCTTCTCGTATTGTTTTCTTAAAAGGTTTGCCTTTTGTATGCCGTAATACATAGCAAAAGTAGAATGGGTTTCTTCTTTTAAAGAAAAGCTTTCAAAGGGTTCAATAACATAAGAGGTTGGTCTTATTTCGTCGACGATGTAGTCTTCCTTTGTTTTTTTCAGAGAAACGGAAGGGGCATTAAAGTTAGGGTTTAGAGATGTGGTTCCTTTTGCGAGCCCGGGAGCGCTATTGTGGTCTATGTCCCATGTATGCAAGAAAATATCAGCTTTAAGGGGGGTAGCAATATATTTATCTATAAAGAGCCAACTGTAGCTCAATGTGCGGCTTAAGCCGGATAAGTTTAGAGCTACTTTCATCCTTTTTTCTGGGTGGTTTTTTTCATTTAATTACAGATCTAATACCTTTAGGATATTATTTAAAATATTAGCCGGGGCAAGGTCTTTTTCTATTTTGTTTAAATTTAAAGGAGCCTCTAATACCATGCTTTCATAAAGATCTTGGTTTTGAGCAATTTTTAAAATATCTTCGATGTAACTATTCATCGATGGATAGTCTTTGTAGTACAAAAAGCTTTTAGGGTTAAAGTATTTTTTAACACATTTTCCTCCGTCGTAAAGAGGTATGCAACCTGCCTCTAGGGGTTCTATTATTTTTTCTGTATTGTATCCGTAGTGGTAAGAGTTTTCAAAGGCGACTGTAAATTTGTAGTTGTGCAAGACGTCAATTTTATCTTGCTGGGAACCTCTTAAGTGTTTACCTGTGTTGTTTAATAAAGATCCAAAGCTGTCAATATGGGCGTGCTCACTTAAGGCTTTAAATAACAAAATTCGATCTCCAGATGGAGCGTTGTTTATTAAAGCACAAAATTTACGACGCTCTGATTTTTTAAGAAATCTTTCTCGTTTATATTGTATTAAGTTAAGGTCTACGCAATATGTTGGGTTGCTCGGTAATGGCCTTGGTTGCTTTTTTTGAAACCAATTAACCGAGAGAACCCATAGGGGTACAAAAACCTCTTTGGCCTCGTCGTTGTAATGAGAGAGGGTTACGTCAGAATCGTTATAGTGGGGCGTTGTGGTTTTTGGGGCTCCTCTGTTTTCACCTGAGAAAAATATTTTTTTACAAGAAAAATGTTTGTAGTTGGAGCCAAAAACTGAATATATTAAAAGGTCTGGGTTGTTTTGGTTGATTTCTACGTCGAATTTAGTTTTAAAAAGATCGAGAAAATAATTATCGTGAGGGTTGAAGAGGTAATCCTCGAACCCCCACATATCGCTGAAAGCGAGTTTCAATTTATTTTTCATTAAATAATCAAGGGGGCACCACTCCTTTTCTTTGGACAACTCTTGACGCGCACAGGTTCGCATATTTAAGGGCTAAGTCTATATCAAAGGTGTCTAGGTAGTTGGTCACTAAAGCTGCCTGAAAAGTATCACCGGCTCCGGACAAGTCAAATACGTCTACACTATGCACTGGGTAATAACAAAATCCCTTTTCTTTTCTAAACATGCACCCTTGGTCTCCGAGGGTGACTATCAACTTGTTTGCCCACTCTTCCATTGAAATCTTGCTTTTGAATCTCTCAAATTCCGGACTATTAACCTTAATAAAAGAAGCTTCGCGGCACCAAGGGCCTATTGTTTTTTTAGTATCTATAAAAACATGTTCGTTAAGGCTACACAGAAGCGATATGTCGAAGTCGCTCAAAAAGCCCTTTCCGTAGTCAGCGATAACTATAGCTTTATACGCTTCTTGCTGAATTTTGGACGGATTAAATTCTATAGGAGAGACCTTATCATTTGTGTCAACTCTTAGGAAAGTGTGGTTTGTTTTTTCGTCTACATATCTCTGCTTAACAATTTTTTCTGAGTTTGTAATTAAATCGCACTTAAAACCAAAGCTTTTGAGGTTTTCGTATACGTTTCCAGCCATCCCTGAATTAATTATGTCTTTGTTGGGAACAAAAACTGGGGCTGGGGTGTCAGGGCATAAGCGGTGAGAATAACCATAGGTAAATCTATCTTCACAGCTATCCCCTATGACTAAAATCTTATCCATTTGTTATTAACTGATTTGAATGGTTGAAGAATCTAAACCTTCTACTGTGGCTTGTTGTATACTGGGCTCTGTGTAGCATACTTTAAGGTTATTATCGTCTATAATTTTATTCAGTTTCCAGTCTAGCGCATCATCCATAATGTTAATGTTTTTCAAGATGATGTCTATGCATCTGTGGCTTACCACATAACAGTGAGCACAACGAGACTTGAATCCCGGTAGAGTATAAACTGTTTGATTGGGGTATATCGCGGGAGGCTTGATATCAAATGCGCCTCCAATAAACATTAAGTCTCCTTCGAGGGACTCAAAATCTTCCATACATTGGTTTAAAAAAGAAATAAACCCGAAGCCTTCAGGGATCATAACGTCATCTTCAAGTATTAAGATATTTTTATAATTATTTTTTTTCTGCAATTCGTAACACTTCTGATGTTTTAAATAAACAGAAATAGCATTAATGTTTAAATCATGCTGTAGGTTTAGCTTGTCCTTGTTTATTTTATCTGGATGAAAATCTTCTATCCATTCTACTTCTTTTAGACCCTCTCTCTTAAAAACCTTAAGCAAATTATCTTTACGGTCGGGGCGATCTGTGTGGTGGAGGCAAAAGCAATGCATAATGTTTATTTAATATTAAAGTACTCCGGGCTCCACGGCTGTCCTCCCGCAAAGTGACGCACAATAGTGTCTTCTTTTTTACTTTTTACAATATTATATTTTTGTAGAGCTTGGCTTACGGCGTCGTTTGTTTCCTCTGCTAGGAGAGTTGTGTCCCATTCTGGCCTTCTTACTTCAACGTGTTGGTCTAGATCTTCGAGGCAATAATGGAGGTAAGGGGAAGTTGTAGAGTGAAACCCATAGTTAGGCATGTCAAAAAATGAAACCCAACTGTGTGGAAGTATGCCACTTAATGTGTACCATGCTGCCTGTTCTCTAAAGTTTTGCCAATGGTCTAGGTCTTTGCATTTTTGATATAGTTCCTCGCTTAGTATTCTGTTAATCAAATCAATACTCCAATCATTAACGGTTATAGTATAGTTCCCCATGCAATGAGTGTTTCCGTTATCGATAGCATAAGAAAAACTTTTGGCTGTTTGGTAAGGTTGGTCGTCTTTAACAATAACCATGTCCGCATCAAAATGAGTCAAGACATCCCCTTGTTTGAGTTTACCTTGATTAATCCAATCTTGCACAATGGTAAACTTCCACCACGTAGGATTATCTCGTACTAATTCTAGCGGCTCATCGTTCCTTATAACCACATACTCAAATCCATGCTTGTCACAATATCTTTGATTGATTGGGCTGATGTGATTATCAAAAATTTCTTGCTTTTCGTTTTGGTATCTTGCTATTACTAAAAAGTACTTTTTCATATTATATGTAGTCCACTATGTTTTTAATTTCTTTCGGAAAATTTTTTTTAGTTACCAATTATTTCCATCGTTGTTTTAAAAGATCCCTCTATGGAACAGTTTTTATTGAACCATTCGACGCAATTATGGGACATTTCTTGCCATTTTTCCTTGCTTGTAGAGGCTATTTTTTCCTTAACTTCACGTGGGTGGCGACCATATAGGTAATGAACATTTTCTTGAAGGGGATTGTGGTAATTGTTAAAAGTATCCCATGTAAAAACTGGCACAACGCCATTTGCCATATATTCAATGTCTCTTTGGCATTTAGGACCGTAACCTTCAAGGGATAGGCCAAATCGAGCTCTTTTGATTAGCTTTAAGAATTCTAGGCTAGAGTACTTATGTGGGGTTTTTGAAAACAAATTAACAGAAAAGTCAAAACGATCTACAGCTAAGCCCCAATCAAACTTAGTTCTATTAAGATATTGAACAGGGTTTTCTGCGGCCCCTATGAACATAGAATGGCAATCACGGTCCGCATAAGACAAGATACCTTCTTTTCTCACTTGGGTTACCTCTCTGATGTGACGGGGCCAATATATCCATGGTCGCTCGCTAGGGGGCACCTCGTTTGCAAACAAAGCCATACGACACTCTTTTTTTAGCTCTCTAATATGCCAAACCCACCCTTCGCTTTCATTGTCGCACCTGTCGTATTCGTGTAACATTACCACGCCATCTGGATTATTATCATCCAACCAAGATAGTTGATTGCCTCCTTTGGAAACTTCACAAAAGCCTACCTCCCCCCAACAATCAGCAAGCTCTTGAAAGCTATCTCCCCATGTAGTTATTCCTTTGTATACTTTCATCCAGCAGTATTCTCCTCTTGCTCTATGTAATAAGAAATTAAATCATCTCCTTTATGTTGTCGGGTCCGAAAAACATCTTTCACTGCTTTACATAAAGCTTTGTGGTCAAAAGCATGGTTATTGTCACGAAAATAATGAAAATGAAAATTGATTAATGGTTTATTAAAAAACAACAATGTGGACCCATTGCGGTCTTTATTTTTGTTTTTAAACCCAGTTGATAATCTAATGTTATCCCATCGGGGTTGCGCATGAGGCCCTAAAAACTTCCACCATCCAACATTATAACTGATCGGTAAAGTTAAGGTATTGTACGCTTCTGTTGTGACTTCTAGCGGTTTTTGTTCATAATAAAGCCCTAATTGTTTGTGGCGCATAAACAAATCTTCCCATGTCTCGAGAAAATCGGGGTTAGAGATTAAAACAAACCCACAGTTGTAATACCCTACTGTTTTTTCATCTGCAAACCCATCTGAATGATGGGGTGTAACTGCAGCGTCTATAGCTTTTGTGTCAATCAGCTCTAATACTCGCTTCTCGATAGGGTTAAAGAAAATATGATCAACATCACACCAAAAAATAAAATTAGAATCTTTAAAAGCTTCTTTTGCGACAGTGAACTTAGCTTTAATTATCTCAATAAAATCCTCTTGCTGTTGCGGCGACTGTGAAACATGATCAGCATTCTCTGTTTTGATTAATTTGAAACATTTAACATGTTGAAAGTTTTCATGTAAATAGTCGTAGCAAAAATCATCAACGGCTAAATAAAATTCTACAAAATGGTGTTGCTCTAGCGTTTTCTTCATTAAGAGAAAATCCTTAAGGCAACTTTTTGTTACAGCGGAAACAGTGCTTAGTTTCATTATGATTTTATGATTGTAGAAAAGTCAACTGGGGGAGGTGAATTCTTTTGCTCTTGCGGGGATTTATAATTCGGTTCGTATTTTCGCCTCATCTCGTTAACTTCATTGACCATTTTCTTCAGGGTTTCTGGGTTGCTTGATCTACCCGTAGGGTTATAATAGTAGATCCCCATTATATCGTCAATCTTTTTCATGCAAGATCCTCCTTGAGCGGCTTTAAGCCATAAGTCAGCATCTGAAGCGGTTAAATAATCTTCATTAAAATAACCAAACATATCATGAATGGATCGGCGCCACATTGGCATACAATGAGGGTTATTGTTTTGCAACAAATCCCTCCAGCTATTAGTTTCGTTGCAAATATAAGCATGCTTAACCAAAGCTTGAGACCAAGTTTCGTTAGGGACGGCGCTCATAACGGTATTACCATACACTAAATCAATATCACTATTCAAAACAAGAAAGTCTCTCATGATTTCTAGAGACCAAGGCGTTTTTCTGTCGTCAACGTTCCAGTTTGTTAAAAAATCTCCTTCAGTATTTTGTATACAAAAATTCCATGCCGGATACAGTCCCGGATCCTCGTCTAATCTTTTATATGTTATATTTGAGTGTTGTTTAACGTAAGGCAATATTGTTTCAGCTTCGTTATCAGGAGAGGCGCAATCTAATATAAAAAACTGAACCTCTTTAAAAATCGTTTGGCGCAGCATATCTTCCATGTACCCCTTAATAAACTGCCCTCCTTTAAATACTGGGCAGTAACAAGTTAAGGTGGTGTATTTGCTTGACATATCGAATATTTTAAGCTACAATGATTCTATGATTAGAGTGCTAGAAAATCAAGAAAAAAAATTATACTACGCAACCAGTAGCGACTGGGAATGTGTTGTCTTAGCTAAAGATGCCATAGAGGCCGCAGGAGAAGCCCTTGAGGAAGCTTTTGACACATTTGGAGATAACTTAAACCTTAGCTCTTGTATTAATATTGTAAATTGTTCTGACTTGCATGAGAAATATATGATAGAACCAGAGCAGGTAGAGTTTGACATTTTTTATGTACCATCTGTATTAGCAGATATCGGAAAACATAAGCTTTCTAAACAATTAGACGAAATAATTCAAAATATTGAAAAAAAAGCTTGACATAGCCAAAATCTCGTATTATATTAATAACTATGGAAGTTTACATTAAGCAAAACCCAGACGAACCTTCGATTAAACGGCCCGAATACGAAGGAGACGCAGGTTACGACCTGTTCGCTAGAGCTGAACCTAGAGTATCAGGAGAACCCTTAGGTAAAAACAAAACACTACAGGCTGTATACAAAAACATTGATTATATCGAGTATGACACAAATCTAATAATTGCCCCAGCAAACGAAACCACTTTTTTTTCAATGGTATACCCCAGAAGCAGTATCTCTAAATATAATTTATCCCTTGCTAACTCAGTAGGCATAGTAGACTCAGGATTCAGAGATACCGTAAAAGTAAGATTTCGATATATTATGCAACCCAATGATATTGTTATGAAAGACCATAAGATACAAGGGGTTAAAATAAATACTGATAAAATTTATAAAAACGGCGACAAAATAGCTCAAATAGTATGGAGTATGCACAACCATCCCTTTTTGAATTTTACAGATACGGTACCACCTTCTCACCGAGCCCTCGGCGGATTCGGAAGCACAGGTAGATGACCCTAAGCAATCATAACTTAATCGGAATCGCTGGCTTTGCTCGAACAGGTAAAGACTCTTTGGCATCTATATTGGCGCATATTCTAGAAGAGCAATATAATCAATGCAAGATATCTCCTTTTGCTTATTACCTTAAAAAAGACGTAGACTCTTTTTTACAATCACGCCTCAATATTAGCGCCTTCACTGAAGACCCCAAAGAAAAAGAAATTATTAGGCCCCTACTTGTATGTTGGGGAACAAAAATCATCAGAGACAAGATAGACAAAGAGTATTGGATCCGAAAAATGCACAGTGTTCACGCCGTACATAAATCCAAAGATATCAAAACAATTATTCCTGATGTTCGGTTTCAAAACGAAGTTGAATGGATTCACTCTCTAGGAGGAGCCACAATATATGTGGAAAGAGAAGGGGTGGGTCCCATTAATAGTGACGAAGAGGAATATACAAAAAAATTAAAAAAAATGTGTAAATTTTCTTTTTTCTGGAATAATCTACAGGACTTTGAACATACTGGCCCCGAAGCAGTTAAAACCTTTTTAAATGATACAGACTCAAACGGACACAGAACTTACATCAAATCTTAAAAATAACATTGAAGCCGAAGCTTCTCTGCAAGAACTGGTGGACAGGCACTCAGGAATTTTCTTAGATATAGTCAACAACTATGTCCCTAATAATTCCCCCACGTCTCACAAACAAGATATTATAGACGAAATACAGTATTATATCTACAACGCTGGCCTTAAATATGACCAAACACGAGGGGCCAAGTTCAGCACTTTTTTGGGCAACGAAGCAAAATGGTTGTGCCTAAACCAACACTACAAAAACAAAAAATACCTCCTTGCTGCGTCACCAGAAGGCGAGTTTGCCCTCCATAACAGAAGCAAAGAAGAAGAGACTACAGAAATTAATCCTCATGTAAACGAGGCTCTTCTCTGCAAAATTTTTGAAATGATAGAAAAGCACCCTGATGAACGCGTAAGGCGTATTTTTAAGATCAGATACATCGACCCAGAGTTCAACAAACTAACTCCATGGCAACAAGTAGGAAAAAAACTCAAAATGAGCATTCAAGGCTGCATCAATATACATAATGCTGCCATAAAAATAATCAGAAAAAACTTAAAAGAAAATGAACTTGATAGCAGATATTCCTATTAATAACCTTTCCTTTGGAAATGTTGGAATAAACATTTTAAAAGAACTCTACAAACGCAACTTCACCGTCTCTCTTTTTCCACGCGGCGCTACCGACCTAAGCTCCTTTAACAAACTAGATGAAGATTTTAAGTCTTGGATAGAGAGAAGCACCAATGACCGCTATAAAACCCTAGATAAAGATACACCAACCTTAACCTTGTGGCACCTTAACGGGTCAGATAGGCGCATATCCTCCAAACAATTTCTTTTAACATTTTACGAGCTTGAGAACCCTACTTTTACCGAAAAAAAACTTGTCAACTTTCAAGACCACACTTTTTTAACCAATCGTAGCGCCATAGAAGCATTTAAAAGCGTGGGGTGCGAAAACATCTCATATGTTCCGCTAGGGTTTGACCCCGACTTTGTCGAACACCAAGGTGAAAAAAAGAGCGTAGAGGGTAAAACTCACTTTGTTTTGATGGGAAAATACGAAAAAAGAAAACATACTAAAGAAATTGTACAAACGTGGCTTAAAAAATACGGTAATAATAATAAGTTTTTGCTTACGTGTTGTATTACCAATCCCTTTTTAAAAGCAGAGCAAATGACCTCTTTATTGAACCAGTTGCTCGATGGCAAACACTACAACAATATCAATTTTTTGCCTCATCTTAAAACTAACACCGAAGTAAACCACTTATTAAATTCAGCTGACATAGATCTAACCGGACTAAGCGGAGCAGAAGGATGGAACCTCCCATCCTTCAACGCTACCGCCTTAGGTAAATGGTCTATTGTCTACAATCACACGGGGCACCGCTCATGGGCAACACCAACTAATTCCATACTTCTTGAAACTCAAGAAAAAGAGGATATATACGATAACCTATTTTTTCACAAAGGACAGCCCTTCAATCAAGGTTCGATGTATTCTTTTAATAAAGACCAAGTCACATCCGCCATGGAAGAAGCTGTTGAAAAGAGTAAACAACCCAACACAGAAGGTAAAAAAATACAAACAGAATTTACCTACAAAAACACGGTAGATGAAATACTAAAAAACATAGGAGTATAAAATGGCAAAAGCAAAACAAGGCAAAATTATTGCCGTCAACAACAAAGATCGCAAGTTCGGAGCTAATGAAAAATATTATGCTATCTGGATAGAGGATAATAAAAAACGAGAAAAATGTCTTTTATTTACAGAGCACCAATTGGCAGTAGCCCAAGATAGAGCATCTAAAAATCTAGAAGATATCCCTAAAAAGGGATTTTGGTCTAATCTTTTCGACTGATGTACGAATATAACGCTGAAGTTTTACGGGTGGTGGACGGAGATACGGTTGATGTTCTTATTGATGTAGGTTTTAGCACTTTTAAAAAAGAAAGAGTGCGACTTTATGGTATCAACACCCCTGAGTGTCGCACTCGAGACCTAGAAGAAAAGAAAAAAGGGCTAGCTGCTAAAGAGCGCCTAGAAACCCTAATCGCTGCTTGCAATAATAAGTGCGTCATCAAAACAGAATTGGATAAAAAAGGAAAATACGGGCGCATCCTAGGAGTCATCCATAGCCCCAATAAAAAGAAAAACTTCAACAAAATGCTAGTGTCTGAAGGGCATGCCACCGAATATTTCGGCGGCAAAAGGTGACACTCTGAGACAAACTGTCCCATCAACAAACAAAAGAAAAAGAAAAATGGCCCACTTTATGCCCCAAAAATCTAAAAAACCTTAATGAATAAGCGTTTTTTATTTGGCACAAAAGGTGCTCTTTATAAATAGATATGATAAACACTTATAATCGCGGTTTTGGCCTCGCAAGAGGACTAGAAAGTTTAATTACAGATATTATGGATACAGAATTCTACCCTCATGTATGGAGCCACTGCAGTTCTCGTTCTGCTCACATAACAAAAGAAGATGATAAGTACCTTCTTGAAGTCGATGTCCCGGGACACAATAAAAAGACCTTAGATATTAAAGTTTTAGACGGAGTACTGCGAGTGCTTTCGCTTAAAGACGACAAAAAAGAACTGTGTCAAACTGCCCTCGACAAGAGCGTAGACATAGACAAGATCACAGCAAAGACTGAAGACGGCATTCTTTATGTAACGCTCCCTAAAAGCAAAAAATCCTCTGGAAAAGTTATAGAGGTTGCTTAATATAAATACAACACCCAGTAGATATTGCGCAGTCTACTGGGTGTCTTTATATGTTTTATAGTTTTGTACATACGGTTACCGGAGAAACCAAAGAAGTGGAAATGCCAATGGCCGAATATAAACCTTACAAAGGCGAAGACGGCACAGACGAAAACTGGCAGCGCGTTTATGACCCCCCTCAAGTCAACATAGGAAACTATGTTGCTAAAAAAGTGGACCCATGGGACAACAAGCAATTCGTAGAACGCACAGGCAAAATGAAAGGAACTTACGGAGACCTACACGACTACTCTGCCCAAATGAGCGAAAAAAGAGCTAAAGAATCAATAACTGGAGAAGACCCTGTAAAAAGAAAACATTTTGATAAATACGAAAAAAAGGTAGGAAAAAAACATATAGCCGATAAGCCAAAAACCATTGAAACAAAAAATGTTAAAATAGAACTTTAACTAACTGTGGAAGTATTGCTTGTAGCGCTTCCTAATTCGTTAGAAACAACCACATAATAATCATCAGGCCCAGCAGGGCTGCTAGTTGTTACTGAACGCTGATTAGAACCAAAAGAAGATCCATTTTTATACCACTCATATTTAAAACCATCCGCATTATAAGCAGCACCTCCTGAGGTTTTTCCAGTGGGCTGAACATACAAAGTGTCTCCGGCACTCGCCGCAGAGACAGGTTGGTTAACAATCAAAGGGGGCGTAGAAACCTTCAGCCCACTTACATCTGACATAGAAAAACCAAAGCTAGCCGCAATGGAAGCGTTGTCTCCTAAAGAATCATTAAGCCCTTGACTATCCAATTGAGCATTCTCTACTTTTAACTGTAATCCCGTTATTCCACTACAGTGATCTTTTAAGTTGAAAGTAAAATTATAGTCATTTTTGCCTGATAAAAACTCATTCAAATTACCACTAGTAAACTCTGTTGCCAATGCTGAAAAATTTAACGTACCTAGAATGGGCAAAACTGCACGCTTACCGTAAGGATACATTGAACCCAACCCATACAAATCTGTCCGCTCAATACTAAAATCAATGTTTAATGAGTTAATAGACGCGCTTCTGACAGGATTAGATCCAGTGAATTCTATGCCCGGCTCATTGACATTAGCTAAAATCAACTCAATATCTCCCGCACTAAAAGCCGAATGTATGTTTCCGTCTCTATTTGTTGTGTTCTGAAAAACATCTGAAGTAATTTTATAATTTTTATCTAAAACCGGCTCTCCGGGACCTACTTTAGTTGTGTCAATAGCAGGTATCGTTTCCCCGTTGGTGCTATCATTGTACTCGTTCATCACCACATTATAAGCACTTAAGTTGCTAGAAACAGCCACAGGAGACCCTACGCTAGCGGATAACCCATAAGACTCTAAAAAAACATTACCCAGCGCCATAACATTAAATTTATTTTTAAAAATTGAATTAAGATTAGGCTCCTGATTATCTCCTGTCCCCATTAAAATATAATAATTTCTATCTTGATTTTCTTTTTTTATATATTTTAAAGCTGTACCATCCTCGCCATTAACATTCAAACCCATCATGGCCTCATTTGTACCATTAGAATAAAGATAATCAACAGTTAAGCCAATATCAGCATTCCTTAATTGAACCTGCCCAACAAAATCCGGGCTACCAATTTGCTTAAAGCGCTCCCTAGCAAAAGTAAAGTCAATAGAAGCTGATTGAACCCTTTTTAGACCGGTCAGACTACTGGTGTTGTCAGAATTAGCCGGAGGCTGTGAAATAGCGATTGCACTTTGGCCATAGGTTATTCTGTTGGTTGCCATTTTTTATTTCCCGAATCTAGCTTTAAAGCTGTTGTAGTTTTGTTGGATTTCTGCGTAAGTTAGGGCTCGATTGTAAATTTGTGCCCCAGCAATTTGACCATGAAAAAGCCCAGCCCCGGCAGAGCCTAACGTCAAATCTGTAGTATTGGTAGGGTCTCCTGCGCTAGAAATATCTGTTGTCGTTTGTTTCGCCGCATCATAATACAAACAAGCATTATCTGAATCTTGATCTACTACCGCCACTATATAATGCCACTTACCATCCATAGGATTTCCCGCACTAGAATATGCTGCCGTCATGCCCCATGTGGGACCACCAGACCAAGTTGTCCTTAAGGTAAAAGACGTTCCACTTGGATTTAAAAATAACTCATATCCCGGACCTGAGCTGCTTTGGCCTCCTTTGCCCCAAATAGAAGGATAAGTGCCAGAAGGATTGCTATCAATTTTATACCAAACCCCTATTGTAAAACTAGCGGTAGAATTCCATAAAATATCAGAGGAATGAGGAATTAAAACTCGCGAACCGCCCGTCTGTGTAAGGCCTACCGCCCCATTGTTTTGATACAAAAGAGGAAACCCCTGATTATCGCGGCCGGTGTTTACGTTTTTGCTACCGTTGATGCCTTGTTTGAAAAGTAAAGCGTTTGGAGATCCATTAGCGGTACCAGTGTTGCCGTTACCGCTGCGATCTGCCCACGTTACGATGCCATCGTTTCTCCAGTAGCCCTTTAAGTAAGAGCTTGAGTAACTTGTGGTACTATAAGTCATTGTTGTTGGGTCGGGAGGTAACGGGCCTCCGTTAGTCCCAGTAGCTGCCAAAGCCGCAATGTCAGCAGCATTTAATGCAGTGCCAATATACATAATTGCCTCATTTATTGTACCAGCTATATAGTCTCCCGTAGGAGCTCCATTAGTATAACTCCCCGCTCCAAAGCGCAGGGGATAAGCGTTGGTTAAAGTGGAGGTCACCCCGCTAACAACTAAAGAAGTTTTTGCAACCCCGTTTATATAAGATTGAGCACTTCCATCTCTATCAACACTCACCGCAATATGATTCCATTGGTCTAGCGTAAGAGCCGGACTAATATCCATTGAAGCATAATTACTCCAACCATTATCAAAAACCGAAAACCGAACCTTTCCAGCGGCCCCAACCATTCTCCAACCTCCGGCCCCTGCAAATTGCATAGCAATATTTGGCTCTGACCCTGTTTCTAGGAATGTCCACGCGGCGAATGTAAAATCACTTGTTCCTACGTCTAAAGTACTGTCTTGAGGAACCTCTATATATTGGGGATTATCAAACCGCATCGGCCTATTATACCCCTCAACCAACTGCGGCGCGCCGGTTTGGCCGGTTAGCCAATCAGTAGCTGAATACGTCCCATCTCGACCATATCCGCTTCCATCATATGCAACATACCCGACCCCTTCTGCTAAAGGAGCCCATAGGGTCAAATCACTTTGCGATAGGAAACCGCCCGAGGCATCGTTTTTAGTTGGAATGATAACTTTTGAGTCATCATATATCTCTTTAACATTTGCAGCGGAAAGTTCTGCGTTAAAAATCTTGACGTCTGCCATTTTCCCGTCTATTTCATAGGCGCCACTAGCTCGTGCGCCTATGGCCAAATCTTGCGCGGTGTTATTTATAGAGTTGCCACTTTGACTGCCGCTAGTGTTCGTGTCTACCAACCCCCCATTTAAATAAAGCTTACGCACATCTCCCGTGCTATTCCAAGTCATAACCACATGAACCCATTCTCCGGTAGCTGGAGTTGATGCTCCCGAAAATACCTTATGATTATTATTGATAGATAGTGTGTACCGATCCGTGCCGCTGTACCTCGTCCAGCATTCTATAGCGTTATCTTTTGACAGAAAAACACCCCCAGTTCCCGGAGGAGACCCATCTTGATAAAGCCAACAACATATACTAAAAACCGTGATCCCATCCAACCACGTTACGTCTCCATAATCAACATAATCATCTGTTCCATCAAAATCAACACAATTAGCATTATACATAGTCCCATTATTATCGTTCACCTTATCATACAGCAACGTTGCAGGGCCTGCTGCCGACTTCATGGCAGCATCCCCGCAAAAAACAAGGTTCTTCGTTACTAAAGATGGA